TGCATGCTCCAACTGCTCCCCAGATGTCAGACACCCAGCATTCGAAGTCTAGCGCTCGAACGAACTCAACGATCTCTGTGTGAGGCGATCCGATCACAACAACGTCGTAGTGACTGGCACATGCTTCAGCGCTTGTCAGGTTCGTGAACTCCTCATGTGTGTCGTGATCAAGCAACGTGCTCTCTTTCACCATCGGATCGTGCACGTCCACATGACAGAGATTCAAGAGCAACTGACGCCTCAGTTTCGCTCCAAGACTGTCACGCATGTCATCGCAATCCATCTTGAACGTTGCTCCAAGTAACAAGACACGTGATCCTGTCTTGATGACGCCGAGCTGCTTCATGTGGTTGACGATGAAGACAGGCAAGTGTTCGTTGATCCTCCACGCGCTTGTGAAGATGTCAACCTCGGAGTGTTTCCACGACAGGAAGCCAAAATCCTTGCGAAGACATGTGCCAGCGGCGTAGCCTGGTTTGATCGGTTTGAACCGTGGGTAACCAGCGCTCGCGAGCTCCATCAGTCGATGTGGATCACGGTTGTGTTCCATCGCTGTCATGGCCAGTTGGTTCCCCAACGCGAATTCGACGTAACGGCGAGCGTTGCAGAAGACCTTGCACAGCTCAGCTTCAAGCACGTCACAGTCGACGAACTGCGAGGCATGTGAGTACAAATCGTGTGCCTTGGCACGCGAGTTCTCGTCGTACGCGCCCACGATCTGCGGCAACGTTAGGAGCTCAGAGTGGGCCAACCCCTCCGAGATCCGTTCGGGTGCGTGTGTGAAGTAGAAGTCAACGCCAAGGGTCCACGTGGGCCTCTCTGCGCGCACGATCTCGATGATGGCGTCACAGATGCCTGGCGCAACCGTGCTGCGTAGGCTGATGTGTTGACCGTCACGAGCTTGTTGAGCCCACTTCCTAACGAACTTGAAGAGGTTTCCAACGTCAGGCTCCATGTGATTCATCAACGGTGTGCCAATGCACACGACCGTGTGATCGTGACTGATGCATATGTCGTCAACCAACGGGTCAACGTTCGCAACGAATAACATCTTTTTGGCTATTTCAGCGTCGAACCCTGGCTCGTGGAATGGCATCTTGCCACTTCTGACAGCTTTCGCGATCTTTGGATCACGTTCAACGATCGCTACGTCATGTGATCTAGCCAACACGAGAGCGAGTGGCAACCCGACACGTCCGGCTCCAAAGACACACACGTTTGCCATTACCTTCTATCATAGTTCCGATGCAAGAATTGAAGCAAGCGTGTTTGGTCTGTCAAGAACAACGTCTCGTTGACGTCTTGGATCTAGGGATGCACCCATGTGCTGACACGTTCGTGTCGCGTGGGCAGTACGCTGGCTGCGACAAGGTGTGGCCGCTGATCGTCTGCATGTGCGAGAACTGTGGCCACGTTCAGACGAGATACCGTGTTTCACAGGACACGCGATACAAAGAGACCGAGTACTCGTTTGTGTCATCCCACTCTGAGAGTTACCGAAAGTACTGGAACGAGTTCGCGTTGAAACACACCAATCCAGGACAGACGATCGTTGAACTCGGGTGCAACGACGGTTACCTTTTGAAGAAGTGCGAAGACAACGGGTGTCACGCATTTGGGATCGATCCGTCTGAAGCAATGGTCACGATCGCATTGGCGCGTGGTTTGGACGTTTTCTGTGGGTACTTTGAAGATGGCATCATCTCACGCGACAACTGTGTTGATCTTCTGATTGCGTGTAACGTTCTGAACCACGTTGACAACATCCAGCGATGCATGGAGACCGCGTTCAACGTGCTCAAGGATGATGGGCGATTTGTGATCCAGGTTCCGTCGTGGTCATGGATGGTGGAGAACGGTGGTTTCGACCAAGTGTATCACGAGCATGTGCATTACTTCTCAGTCGCTTCCATGGCGTCAATGGCGAAGCGTTTTGGCTTCACAATGACAGATGTGGAGCTTGTCAACTTCCATGGCGTTAGCATGGTTGTGACGTTGCGAAAAGGTGACGTTGCATCGTCATGCGACGTTGGGACCCACCCTGACGTGGCGACCATCACGATCGCGTCAAAGAAGTTCGACACGCACGTTGAGCGCCTCCAGTCTGAGCTATTCGCGTTGCGAGCCGTGGGTAGAACCGTGTTCACGTTGGGTGCTAGCGCGAAAGGAAACACTCTTCTGACCTGTGCACATGCCACCCATCGCGAGGTTAAAGCAGTTCTCGAGGTGTCGGACAGGAAGATCGACAAGTTCACTCCACTGTCTAGGATCCCAATCGTCGACGAGGGAACGTTGGCGATGCACAACGATCCTGTAGTGGTGTTGACCACACGCAACCTACCAACGTCGGTCGTGAACAACCTAAAGAGAATCAATCCAACGACCGAGGTGCTTGCTCCGTTTTCTGACGAGGTTTCAACATGAAGATCAAGATCGAACCAGCCCACTCCGACGACCGCGGGGACATCGTTGACGTCCTGTACAAGGAACCAACTGACCACGTCGGGATCGTGACGTTCACTGTCGACGCCGTTCGCGGGAACCACTTTCACAAGGAGACGACGCAGACGAACTACATGATCAGCGGCAAGGTGGAGTACCACTCCATGTTCGTGAGCGGCGGCTTCCACCAGACATGCGTCATGGAAGCTGGCGACATGACGGTGAGCAAGCCAAATGAGATCCACGCGTTCAAGGCGTTGGAGCCAGCCGTCATGCTTGTGATGAGTCGTGGTCCACGAGGCGGCAAGGATTACGAAAGCGACACGTACCGACCGTGCAAGCTCGTATGAGAGCTCTTGTCTTAGGATCCACCGGCTTCGTTGGAAAAAACCTTGTGAAGACGTTGGATGCTAGAGGACACACAACAGTTGAAGCGTGGAGAGAATACGATCTCACTGAGCTCGACTCAGCGCGAACTTCGATCGAAAATGCACGTGAACCCGATGTCATCTTCTTCTGCGCTGACGTTGCGATCCGTCATTGGCATACTGATCCTTCGTTTGCGTTCTGTCGACAGCTGACGATGCAAGCGAACGTTGTGGAGGCCTGGAAGACGTACGCGCCGGACGCGAAGCTCGTGTGCTTCACGTCCCACACGGCGTGGCCGGCATCGCATCACGTCTTGACCGAGGACAACATGGAGGACGGCGCGTTGATGGCGACCTGGGAGGGTTACGGGCAGTGCAAACGCACGCTGATCTCACAGTTGAGAACGTCCGGCAATGATTGGCTCGCTCTTGCGTTATGTACGCAGTTCGGGCCTAACGACAACAGTGACAGGTTCTTTCCGACCGTCGTCAAGAAGCTGACAGCTGACCCGTTGAAGCTCGCGTTAGAGGGTAACCCTGACGATCTGCGCACCTTTGCATTTGTGGAGGACACGGCACATAACATCGTGTTAGCGAGTGAGACGGTCTCTAACCGTGTGCTCGTGGTCGCGGGTGGGAACACGATGAGCACGTCTCAGGTTGTCGATCAACTGTGTCAAGCACGTGGGTTGAACCCGATAGTCGAGTACAAAGGACAACATTGGAACGCGGGCAGTAGGCTCTTCAACTCCGATACCTACGAACGGATGTTCCCCGCGTTCCGAAAGACCGAGATCCCCGTGGCTGTCAAGCGAAGCCTGGTCCCGTGAAGAAGATCTCGATCCTGTTGCCCAGTAGAGGGCGCATCGAGCAGACGAAGGCGTCCGTGGAAAGCTTGTTCACGCTCGCAGACGATCCCACAAGGTTTGAGATCTGCGCACGAATAGACTCGGATGATGTTGAGAGCATCAAGCTCTACGAGCAGCTGGCGATCGATCACGACAACGTCAAGTACGTGATCAAGAAGCGAGGTAAAGGCTACCACATCCTGAACGTCTTGTACGACGAAGCGATGTCGATGTCTGATCCAGAGGCAGACTACGTGTACGTCTGGGGCAACGACAACATCATGGAGACGCGTGGGTGGGACACGAAGTTGATCGCGTGCACTGTCAAGAATCCAGCCGTCGTGTGGCCGAACAAGAATGGACTCTACTACTGCTTTCCGATCGTCAATAAGAGGTGGTTCACCTTGTTTGGGAACGGAAAGTTCCCTGACTGCCCGTTCGTGGACACGTTCTTCTACTTCACCATGATGTACGCTGTCAAGACCACTAGCCGCGACACCGAGGAGTTAGAGACGTTGTCCGGGTTGGACGTTCGACACAACATCGTTCACGATGTGATCCACAACGAGGCAAAGAAGAAGGAAGCACCACGTCCCACACGTGATGCGATCGTGAAAAATGCGATCATTGATGCGGCAAAGTTGGTCAAGGAGTGGTGATCAGACTTTCTTTGAGACCGCGCGCCCAACCATAGCTTCCCAATCGCGACATTCGCGAATCTCAAGATTCTTTGCCCAAACACCGTTCATGACCTTGGGATCGATACCAAGAACCTTGGCGACGTAGATCAGAGCGTTCATGTCTTTTGGAAAGCAGTGACCGCCGAAGCCACGGTTCCCATCCGGGCCTGGAACAGACCAATGAGATCCGCCAAGACGTTCGTCGAACCGTGCGTACTCAATCACCTTGTCGTAATCAATGTCGAGCCCGATCTTGTCTAACTCCTCACAGATCTGAGCGACTTCGTTAGCAAAAGCGACCTTCGTCGCGAGGAAACAATTGGTCACGTACTTGACCATCTCAGCAGTTGTGCTGCTCGTTTTCATGAGTGGAACCTTCGGGAAGGCAGTTTGGAAGATCTGCTTCACCTTGTTGATGTGAGGGCGTGGCCCGCCCAGCACGATGCGATTCTGGTTACGCATATCGTCGAGCGCGTTGGCCTCTGTCAAAAATTCTGGACAGAAGACAACACGTAAACCGGTCTTCTGGAAGGTTTTGTTCCAACGTACAGTCGAGCCAGGCGGCACGGTCGACTTCACAACCGCGACGCGTTCGCCAGGGATGGACGCAAGCTCCTTCAACACGCTGTCAACGATGCTTAGGTCAGCCGAGCCATCCTCGTGCATCGGCGTCGGGACGCACACAAAGTAGACGCCTGTGAAGTCCTTGGCAATGGTCTCGTATCGCTCTACGTGTGTGACAAAGTCAGACAACTTGCCTGTGCGTGTTGGCCTGTATCCGCCTAGTGCGACCTTGTCGGCCTTGTCGAACGTTTGCACAGTGAACCCGCGTTCAGACATAACAATGGTGAGTGAGCCGCCAACAAATCCTTGACCGATGACCGCGATTGTTTTCTTCACGCCTCGTAATTTAGCTTATCGAGGGCAGGCTGAACGATGCGATACCACGCGTCCATTTCATTTTTGTCAGCGATCATCATTTCATAGACTTCCTCTACTTTAGAGGAGAGCCATTCCAAGGCTTTTTGTTTGGCTGTGCCGCCGTTTCGAATCGCTCTCACCAGCTCAGCCAACAGATCTTTACCAGCTTCATCTCGAAGCAAGTCATCCAGTGAATGTCGTGTTTTTGATATGTCTTTGTAAGCACGATCGAAGCCGTTGTTTGCAGCATCCTTGACCATGTCAACAACATCGTCGCGAGTCCAATACTCCGATCCAGCTTCGGCAGCTTTGTTAATCGCCTTCTCTCCTGATTGAAGAGCGTGTTCGAGATTGAATCCAACTGGACCCAGGTAAGCGGCCTTTAAAAAGTCGGCCCGACGTCCACCTTGAGAATCCGCGTCTGGTTCCACTAGCGCTGGGTTATCTTTGTTTTGATCGAAGTAGCGTTTGATTACCTGCTGCGCAGCAGGACTGACGCTGTAATCGGCAAATACACTCTTCCAATACTCAAGGGCAGCAGCTAGCAAAACGATAGAAACAACAGCATTCTCGGCGTACAGACGGTGAAGTCTGTAGTTTGCATCGTATTCACTGACAGCTTGCGCCAAACCCAACACCTTGGGGATCGGAACACCCTCGTGATTCACGATCTCGGACGTTGAGATCGCGATCAGCGATGTCATCCTGCCGTTCATGTATGACACGATCGCAACACGGTCAAGCTGTCTGTTCGCTAGATCCATGACATTTGCTTCCTCAATGAGCTGTCGGTGGATGAGCTCACGCAGTTCGTTGAGGGTCAACACATCGTTAGGTATGTTTTGTCAGATGATGTTCATGTCGAGGACGCTGACGATCGCGATGTGTCGTTCGTCACCCAGATCAAGGCAAACCTCAACGTCGTTGGTCAACCTGTTGGTCTCGTAGATCTTGAAACCACCAGCTAACGTGCCGTAATGTTGCAATCCTCCTGGAAAAGAAGGCCTGTACATAACGCAGGCCTCCAGAATGCACCTCACGTTAGGACCGACGTAGATCTTGTTGGGTGTAACCCCGTGTTGCTTGCGCAGTTCGTTGCTCGCATCGACGATGGTCTCGATGAGCGTCTCGTACCATTCGCGAACCGTTCCGGTGAAGACGGGTCCCATTGAGAGACTCGAGGTGAGGTCGATAGGATTACCTGTGAGCTTATTGATGAACTTTCCAGGTGCGCGAGACCAGAACATCCGAAGTTGGTAGACCTCCTGCGAAGGAGGAGCAATGGATGCGATCTTCCCACAGATCATTCCCTCCATGTAAAAGAGATCAGCCTTCACATCCTCAGCCAGGAACTTCAACCGCACGGATTCAAGAACTTTTTCAGCGGCTTTCAACGAAGGCATCCTAGTGGCGTACCTGATCTCGTAGCTGTCTGCGCTTGGCATCTGAGCAGCATAGTCACAGATGTTTTCGAACGTGACGATGACCGCGTTGTCGACAAACTGATCTTCTTTGTCTTGCCTGTATCTGTCGATGAACTTCACAAGTACCTTGTTCTTTCTATGGTGCCGCTCAAACTAGCACCGACGAACTCGTCGACAGTCTTCGCGGCATATTCTCCAACGGCCTCATGACTCATGAGCGGTCGCAAGGCGGCAGCTCGTTTCCCAAGATCGGTGCGGATCGCTGGATGATCCAACAGATGATCAATGCGTGCTTCGAGCGTCTCGTACTCGTAATCAGGCCCAAGTGACGCGTAGTGCTCCCATTCTTTCAGCGGCCAGCAGCAGTTGTTCTGCGGCAAGGCAAGGATGCATTTACCAAGCACTAAGAACTCGTAGAACTTGCGACTTGATACTCCAATGCCGGGGAAATCGAGACACACCTTCGTGCGATTGATGACGCTGTAGTACTCGTCTGGCGGCATGAGACCGTCGTAGGTGACGATGTTGAGATCCTTGCGTCGCTCCTTGATCTCAAGCAGTTTTGCGTAGCCGATGCGACGGTTGGTTGGCCAGTGTTGATTGGTGTTGCGACTCTTTGGCCAGCAGTACGGCTTGTTGTGATCGTGAACCTTACCGCCAACGAAGAGCACGTCGATGTCCTGTTCGACCTTCGGAAGCGTGTCAGCCACCTTGAAGATGCGATCCGGGTCGTTCGTCATGAGGGCAAGCGGGTAGACATCCTCCTTGAACGGGTAGAACACGCGTTGCTCGGACGTGCTCCCATGTTGAATCTTTAAGACCATGTAGTCTGTGACCTTGTAGTGGTCGATCAGGTTCTGGAAACGCGGCCAGTTGAGCTTGATGTCGAACGGGGTGCCACCCGATCCGTCGTCGCCGTCGAAGAAGCACAGGAAGTTCTTGCCGTCGCGTTCGTACAAGAAGCACGACCAATTCTTGTTCAACGTGCTGGATGACATGTTCGCGTCCTGAACCGCTTCAGGAGCGTGCTTCTTGTAGAACTTCGTCAAGAAGTGAACGAAGTGATCGCGATCGTCAATACCGTAACGCGTGATCTTGCCGATCATGTTTCCCTCGTGTAGATCAGCTCTTTGCTGTGGTGGTGGTTGTCCGACTTGCGTCGACTGGTGACAGTTGTCCTAAACGGTTCGAAGGGAAGCCAGTCGGGGATTGTGCCTGTCTTGGGACATTCGGCCTCACACACGATGACCTGCCCTCGCAGATCAGCGATTTGACCCGTCAAACGTGTGTAATCTAACGTTTTCGCACGGTACTGGTAGTTGTACTGATACGGAGGGTCGACGAACCATGTGCCTTCAACACCAGGTTTCAGAAGCTCGAGGCCATCGACTCGAACCTTCCAGTGCTTGATGAGGTGGAACTCGCTCGCGACACGACTTCTCGTGTTCTCGGTCCACTGCCCTGACTTGTTTCCCCACGACGAGACCGTCCAGCAGCTGCCGACGTTGTTCGTTCTCTGCCACGTCTTCATGAGCAGTTCTTGACCACGGTTCATGCCGAGCTCACGCACATCCGTCCCCTCAGAGATGTTGATAGGCATCTCACGGATGCTCGCCTCGGTGGCTTCCTCGATGAGCCACCACCACAGCGCGCACACATGCTCGTCAGACTCAGCGAGCAACACGTCTTTGCGATGGTGTCGCAACGAGTAACCAGCACTGCCCGCGAACGGCTCGATGATCATGTCATGCGTCGGCGCGGGGTAATGCTTTGCTGCTGTCCATTTCGAGCCGAACCACTTGAAGAGTGGACCTGTGATCGTGTCACTCATGTTTTCTTCTTTCGAATCATGCTCGTCATGCTGTTGTCAGACGTGTAATCGTACGAATGTTCTTTCGGCAACCGCACCCAGATCGTCACGTGTTTGACGTCTTGACGAAGCGTCTCGAACACGTGACGGCTCACGTACTTGCTGTGGAAATCCTTCTCGTACTTCAGTGACTCGATCATTCTGAAGGTCGTGTGAACGAGCTTTTCGTTGTGGGCGTCAGCGGAGCAACTTTCAAGCTTTGGCAGGAAGCTCGTGTGGATGTCCTCAACAACGTAGAACCCATCCGGCTTCACATGACTCCACAGTTTAGAAAAAGTCGACTGTTGATGCTTCATCGTGTGACTACCGTCGTCAACGATAAGGTCCCATGGGCCATGCTTTTCAGAGAGTTTCACTAGCTCGTTCGTGTCGTTCGCGTCGATCTTGTGAAGTGTAACACCGTCGATGTCCCCGCAACGCTTGATGTCCAGATCGACGCCATGGATCTCCGCATTTGGAAAGTACTCACGCCACATGCGTAGACTTGCGCCAAAGAACACGCCGATCTCCAAAACCTTCAACGGCTCAGATCTGCGGTCCTCTAGTCTACGCTCGTAAACTTCGCAGTACCCGTGGTTCGCCTTGTCAGTTCCATGCTTGACAGCAATGTCGTGTAGGTTCACTTTCTCTCCAAAATGATGAAGTTTTGATCGTACTTCCCACCCGAGAACCTCCCGCGCTCCAACGCGTTGAACCCCTGCATCTTGTCGATGACGTCGGCGACAACAGGCTGACGGATGTGACCGAGTGGGTCGTCAGGTTGAGGCACGCCACCGTGTGGGAGCGCTTTCACAGGGAAGGTGATCAGCACACGCGCGTCTAGACGCGTGATGTCGTGAAGGTCAGCGATGATGTTGTCTTCGGCAGTCTGATCGACATGCTCCAACACCTCGGTCAACGTCACCACGTCAAACGTTGTGTCGTACGTGTCGCGAAGACGATCGAAGCGAACGTCAAAGTGCTTCACATCCACACCAAGCAACGTCAACAGCTTGTTGTAACAGGGTGAGAAGTCGCACGTGTGAAGGTTGAGATCGTACCTGTAGTGATCGCGGTAGAGCAAGGCTCCGTGACACCCGTGCGCTGGAGCGATGTCAAGCAGCCTTCCTGCATGTGCTGCGTTTGGAAAGAAGCGAGCGTTAGCGAACTCCGGTCGTGGAAACGTCCTCCCGTTCCTCCACGTTGGGTCGACGAACTCACGTTGAGCCCACACCTTCAACATGTCGCGTTCGTCTGTAGGGAGCGCGAAGTACACACTCAAGAAATCGTCGAACTGCGCCTTGATCCTCGCACCCGTCTCAGCGTCCATCGTGGCGAACGCAACGAGTTCATCGTGAGAGTAAGGGCTCATGGCATCACCGCCCCAGTCGATGCGGCCATTCGCGAGCTCGGAAGCGCCGAGACGCTTGAGAATGTCGTCGTTCATCAGAGGTCCTTGAACATCTTACGGTAAGGTTCCATTCCACCCTTAGAAATCTTAAAGCGTTCCACATCTGGGATGGTTGGAATTGCTTGTGAAACGTCGTCGGCGATCGCAGAATGATGAAGAACTTGTTCGGCAATGCCGACGGGTGTTGAAACGACAGGAAGACCAATCGCTCCTGCTTCAAGAAAAGCCTGAGGTCCACCTTCGTGCACGCTTGTGACAGCGTACAGATCGGCACATTGGTAGAATTCGTTCAAGACTGGTTGTTCTGGTCGTTCGCGATACACATACGGGGTACCTGCAGCAGCGAGGCGGCCGCAAATATATTGCCTTCTCCATCCTGCCAAAAGCACCAGTGAGTTTGGATCTTGTTGATGTCTCTTGATGAAGAAATCGGCTAAAGCCTCAGGACCCTTTTCACGTTTTGGAGACTTTTCGTCGTGTCCTTCTGTATCGCGCTGAGCCGAGAAAACGATATTCGCGTTCAAAGGCAAATCATGCTTCGCTCTCAACACTTGAGAATCAGCTGTGCGTCGCCACATAGCATCATTCACCCAATACGGAACCTGTCTTACGGGTTTGTCTGTCAGGATTTCCAGTTGAGCTTTTGCGCGCGCGTTGTACACGTGATACAAATCGACGTGCTTGTCGCGGTCCATAAATTCTTCTCGCTCGTCAACGCCAAACTTGGAAGGGACGAGGTGGTGGATCGTGACGACGACCTTTTTGTTCGGCTTGTCTTTCAAAAGATGTTTTGGAATGACTCTCCATCTCCACTCTGAGAAAATCCAAATGATGTCAGCTTGCTCAGGTCGCATCACCGATGACTTCGGGTTGTGTTTCAACCAATCGTTTGTCAAGGTGTCACAGATCCAGTTTTCATCAGCCGGCAACATATAGATCTTCATTGAGCGAACCTCCATTTGAGATTTTGGTGGTGAGGTCGTGTCCCTCGACAGACCGCACCTATGTGACCTTCGCAGTAGTCGTTCGTACGAGCAGCAACCCTAATCGAGGAGTACGCGGCAACGAACACGTCGTCCATCGTGTAACAATCAACGCGACGACACCGTACTTGTTGATTGCTCGATGGAAATGGTATTGGCTTCCGGAACGAGCGATCGACACATGTTTGCGCCAACGTTTTTCCATGCCTTTCGACGTCCATCCAATGTAGGATTTTCCGTTTACAAGACATGTGTGACAGTAAACAACAAACCCTTTCATGCCCGAAAGGCTAGTTTATCTGTATGAACTTCTGCGAAAAATATACTTTGCTTCACCGCTTGATGACCGATCACAAACGCGAGAGCTTTGTGGAGACCGGAACGTACGAGGCCAAGATGAGTCTCAAGATGTCGGATCTGACCTCGAACGTACGATCGATCGAACTTAGCGAAAAGCTTCACAACGAAGCTCTCGTACAAGTCAAGAAAGCAAAGAAGGACGGCGTAATCACGCTCATCTTGGGGAACAGCGCCGAGCAGCTGCCGAAGGCTCTAGACGGGGCTTCTAAGCCGCTCGTGTGGCTCGACGCGCACTGGTCTGCTGGGAAAACTGTGCGCGACGATAGTGGCAGCGACACCCCTATTGTGGCAGAGCTTCACGCCTTGAAGGAATGGGGAGGAGACGCCGTTATCGCAATCGATGACCTCTGGTGCTTCAACGGCAAGAACGGGTACCCTACCTTTGAGAGACTACGCGAAATCGTTCGCGAGCTGTGGCCAACGGCAACGCTCACGCGAGTCGACGAGTGCGTCTGGTTCCAGGTCGATCCCGCTTAGACGTTCACGACGTCTTGTCAGCGACACGACCCTTGTTGCGCTTGACACGTAGCTCGTTCAACTCGGGATCCTCGGGATCTTCGGGACGCTTCTTGAACTGCGTAGAGGTGTACTCACTCTCCAATTCAGCCTCTGTCATTGGGACGTAGTAGTACATCGCAAGGCTGCGTCGCGTCATGCCTTCGGGACAGGTCAACGGTTCGGGATGACCGTGGTTGGATTTCATGTCGGTGCGAAAGACGACGGTGCGGTTGAAGATCGGGAGCACCTTCGACACGCATTCCGTCATTTCCTTGTTCCAGAGTTCAAGGTTGCCGCCGTAACTTGCGTCCCAGTTCTCGTTGAGGTAGACGATCATGTTGAGCTTGCGGAAAGCCTTCATCGGGCGGTGGATGTTGAAATCCTCGTGCACATCTAGCTTGCCACCTGGCTTGATCTGGTGAAGGCCACCGCCGTTGAGCGTGTGGTCTGGGACAAGGTTCTCAAGCCCGGCAAGCCGGCCAAGCTGCGCGACAACATCAGACGAGTTAGCCTCGTCGAAGAACTCGCGAAACCCAACGTCGAGCTGTGACAGATCGTTGAAGGCGAACTTTCGCTCGAGCGGGTTGTCGTACTGCCACCACTTCTTCTCCTCAACACTTGGGTACTTCGGCACAAGCGACCGCAACGCTTCGGGATCGATCAGGTTGTCGACGACGACATGCGGGAACGGATGACCGTTGCGGAACGACTCGATCATCAGGTTGGTGTCGATGCGTTTGGTGAAGAACTTCATGACTTGTATCCTGAGCACTCGAGAGCTTCGTCTGTGAACGGCGCGTACGTCAATCCTTGATCGTCAAGTGTAACCAGCAAAACCCATTCGTTTTCGCGAAGCGTGGCGGGCATCTCGCATCGCGAGCACACATGTGTGTTGGAGTTGCGTTGCTCCTTCTGTCTGAAGTCGTGCTTCATGGCTTGTACTTCTCGTTCCAGGCGTTGAGAACATGTCGATAGACCAACATGTTCGGGCGGTACTGTGGGTTGCCGAAGATCGGCGCGTCGCTGCCATTGAGCACGAGGTGAAGCGCCGCGGCAACTGCGGCCGACCGACTCTTCCCAGCAGTGCAGTGAATCACAATCTGTTGAGCGTTGGGATGTTCCAAGACAAGATCAACGATGCGTTCTCCATCTCCAGGTTGAGCGAGCGGACAGCTTTCTTGAGTCTGTCCTGGGGCGTGCTGATCCAGATCCCAAAAGAAAAGGTTAAGCCTGCCAAGGGTATGCTCATTTGTCTTGATGTTAGCTGGCTCTTCACCCGGGCAGTTGATGGAGACAATGATGTGCGGGACGTCTGATAGATCCATCGCCTCGATGAGGGGACGACTACAGACTTGGATGTCGATCATGACATCCCCGAACTCTTACGCTTGAAGTAAAATTCATGCTCGTGTACACCAACAAGCTCCCAACCTTGAGCTCCAAGTTTGTTGAGAATCTCACATCTTAACGAGTAGACAGAGATGCTCGCAACATGGTATTCCCACTTCATGGCCCAACCATGTCGTGAATCCAGTTAAATGTTGTCTCTAGACCTTCGATGAGTTTCTTCTTTGGCCGCCAGCCGAGCACCTGGTCGATGAGCAGGTTGTCGCTGCAACGACCTCTGACGCCTTGAGGACCCTTGACATGCTTGACGGTGAGCTTCTTGCCCGAGATCTTGATGACCATGTCAGCGAGTTGGTTGATCGTCACCATCTCGTCGGAGCCGATGTTCAACGGCTCTGTGTAGTCAGAACGCATGAGGCGAAGCACGCCTTCGACACATTCATCGACGTGGAGGAAGCTGCGAGTCTGCTTGCCGTCTCCCCACACCTTGATCTCGCCGCCGTCCTTCGCTTGCGCGACCTTACGACACATGGCAGCGGGAGCCTTCTCACGACCGCCGTCGTACGTGCCGAACTCGCCGAAGATGTTGTGGAACCTGGCGATGCGTACGTCGACACCCTTGTTGCGTTGGTACGCCTTGTACAGACGCTCGCTGAACAGCTTCTCCCAGCCGTACTCGGAGTCCGGAGCGGCGGGGTAAGCGGAGGCCTCGGAGCACACCGGGTTGTTAGGATCAAGCTGGTTGCGCTCGGGGTAAATGCACGCCGAGGACGAGTAAAAGATCTTTGGCTTGACATTGAGAGCGGAGACTCCGTCGAGAACGTTCAAGTTGATGGTCGCCGAGTTGTGCATGATGTCAGCGTCGTTCGCGCCGCAGAATACGAACCCGGCTCCTCCCATGTCAGCTGCCAATTGAAAGATCATGTCGAATCCTCCCGCGACGATCGCCTTCGCAAAGTACGGATCGCGTAGGTCGTCGCGAATGAACGTCTCACCTTGACTGATCTCACGAAACTCCGGCTGCTTGATGTCAACCGTCGTGATGTGATACCCGTCTTTGATGAGACGACGTGTAAGATGTCCACCAATGAACCCGCCGCCGCCTAGAACAAGCGCTCGTTGTTTACCCATGTTATCGCAGAAGGTAAGCTGCCTCAGTCAGCACCCGATCCTTCGTTTTCTCGTGGCAGTGATGCATGATCCATGGATAGCTCTCCAGGATCGGCACCTTGTTGACGTGCAGGAAGTAGTTGACCGCCGTCTGTTCGGCGCAGCTCCATACCTTCGTCTTCTTGCCCGGCGCGTCCGGGAAATGAGACACGTCCGTGACGTCGACCGCGATGAGCTTCTCGCAGTACCCAACGATGTCGCCTGCGTTCGCCTGGTACTCCTTTGTCAAGCCAAGCGTGCCCATGTTGAAGATGGGGAAGTCCTCGGTGCCAAGCCCCTCACGTGCCGCCTTGCGTTCACCCCAGTACTCACGTCCACCTGAGCACATCCTCTCTCGTTTCCAGGCGATGGCCCCACGGTGAGCGAGGAGGTCATCGATCGGCTTCAGGCATGTCAGGTCGTTGTCGAGCTTCAATGCGTCGTGACGGCCATCGTGGTTCATCTCCACGATCTTGACGAGCGGCCAAAAGGAGTACCAATGCGATTGCCACTCACGGATCTCCTTCGTTAGATCGACGGTGTCGAGGTAGTCGAGCGACACGTTGTACGCCTTCAACTTGTCAAGGATGAGTCCGCAGTCGTCTGTGAAGACGCGGTAGAGCATCTTTGGGTTGTGGTGCAGGAACGTTGCGATGGATGCGGCCGTGTACGAGAAGATGTAGTCCTTGTTCTTGTACACCTCACTCGCCCAGTGACGACCGGAGTCGGTCACAGTCTTGAGGTTGTAATCAAACACCAGCGAGTAGACTGTCACTTCACGTTCTCCTCGGGTTTGTGAAGGCTGCTGACGATCGTTCCGACAAACGCGCCAACCATTGCGGGGATCAGCATCCAATGATTTGAGATGTACTCGATCGTTGTGAACCCGCCGGCGAACACGATGATGGACGACCACACCGCAGCGCGGAGCATCTTGGTGGTCGCCAGCGAACGGATGTAAACCGACCACGCGTAATCGACAAACGCTGTGGCAGCAAAGACGAGAAATCCCTGGAGGTAGATGTTCATTGAGCACCCGACGTTTTTCGTGGGATCGTCTTCTTTACGAAGAGCCCATCGCCCCAGTTGTATTTCGTCATCGTCTTTTCACGCAGCTCGAACCCTCGCGTCTCGAGGTACTCGGTCAGTTCAGACAAGAGGACGCCTCCTTTGTAGAGCTCCACCTCGTTGATCTCTGCCATGATGTAGTCGAACCCGTCGATCAGGTCACCCATCCCCTTGATCACACGGAGTTCTGCACCTTGAACGTCAATGTTCAAGAAGTTGAACGCTGAGATCTGGATGCCTTTGTCTCTCACAAAGGTGTCTAGACGTCGACACGGGACCTTGATCACCTCTTGCAACGTCACGTGTGGGTAGTACTCGAGATGCTTGCCCAACGGGAGGATTGACGACGATCCGTTCTCGCCGCGGTGGTTCTTCGTGACGTTGAACGTTGTTGTCCCGTCAACGTCAGTGAGCGCGTAGTTGAACGCTTGGTGACCAGGGATGCTCTTGACATTTTCCTGCAGCTTCGCGAAAGTGGATGGAAGAGCTTCAAACCACATGACGTTGGGGATCTTGTGTAACGTGTACTCTTTCCTCTCACCTCCGTCGTAGGCTCCGACGTGGACGATCCCTCGAAATGCAACGGTGGGGTTGTACTCGTTGTAGACGTTGTCAAAATTCAGAAGCATTGGAGCCTTTCACGGAGATTGTAGAATTCCTTCACGATTCTATCAACGTGAAACAGCTTTCCACGTTCGAAAGCCTGAATTGACATGTTGCGTCGACGACGTGTGTTCGTGAGGATCGCGTCTAACTCTGTCAACATGACCTCTGCGTTCTCGGCGAACTCAAATCCGCAACCTGGATCTGCGGTACCCCACTCTTTGTAACTCTCGTACGGTGTGACGACCGATGGGATCCCGTACGCCTGGAAGTTCGTGAGTTTTGTGTTTGGCTTGTAACGCTTCATCAACTCAACGACACGTGGTCGCATGCTTGCGTCTGACTCGGCAAAGACAACGCCGACGTCAAGGCTGCGGAACACTTCGTCACACTCCTCGCGTGTGTTCGGGTGAACGGAGACGAACTCTACGTTGTGTTTCGTGCATAAAACCCTGAAATCATCCTGTCTACTCAGTTGCTCTGGCAGGCCAACGTAGCCAACACGCTTCGGCACGTCACGAAAGGTGTTCGGTGTGTTCGCGAAGTTCGTCGAGTGGTGAGGGATGATGAGGATCTGGTTGGTCGTGAATATCGACACGTCAGCTTGTTCGGCTGCGTTGTTCACGATGAAGAAGTCGCATTCGGGGTGCACGAAGTCACGCAGGTCGTTCACGTCCTTATTACGAAAGACGGCGTCGCCGACCGGCGCATCCGCCACCTCGTAGCCGACCGTCTTGCCGGCATCCTTCAACCGTCTGGCCAGGTTCGGATCGTACGTCCTCACGAAGAGGATGATGTTGTTTGCCGCGAGCGCGCTCGGGTCGGGGTTGTGGACGTCGGTGAAGCGCGCGGTCCCACCAATGGCGTCCGCGACCTGTCCGCCGCGGATGATGCCGCTGGTGCGGCTCGGCATGCCGAGGAAGGTGATCATCGGACGCGCACGCCGCGCACGTTCACGTTGACGTTGTACTTCACGACGAGCTCCTTCATGATCTCAGGGTACTGATCCATGTTCCACTTTCCGCGGTTGATTCCGGTGCAGACATACGGCCACACCCTTGAGTCGTAATGGAACGCACCGATCTGCGGTTCGCCGTTCCACATAAACGTCCCTTTGATACCGACCTGACGTGCCCCCACGTTCCAATGTTCGGCTTCGAGCCACTTTTCAGATCCAACATGTGTGTACAACATTCGCATGCGACTCTTCTTCCACATCGTGGCTTGCATGCTGAACGCATCTTGTGTTGCCATGTCGACCTCGAAGAAGTTGTCCTTGACGTGTTCCTTGAGCGGCGTCTGGTAGCCGCAACGGATGAGTCGCACGTAGTCGTAGTTGCTACTCTCCAGAAAGTCACGCGCCTTCTGCAACATGTCATGGTTGACGTTGGCGTAAAGGAAGAAGTCCTCTTGGCAGTAGATGACGTAATCTTCAGTGATCTGATCGAGCGCGTTGACGTACTGAACAAAGTACTTGTCCGCATCATTGTGCTCGATCAACTGATGCTCCTTGAAGTCGTAGGCCTTTCCAGACCCTCGATCTGAGAGCACGTAGCTCTTCAAACCGCCAAGATACTCGCTCAGCTGGCCGAAGTACATCGGCCACACGTCAGCGTACTTGGACGTGGTGTAGGTGACGCAGGCGACGTCAGCGAGCGAAGACGGTGTTGAGGATCTGTTGAGCACGGTTCTTGGCCGTATGGTAGCACATCGCATGCTCCAGACCACGCTCTCCAATGAGCTCGGGGTTGGCGTCATTGAAGACAAGGTGATGGATGCTCTTTGACAGCTCGTCTGGGGTGGACCACGACACCGCATGCTCGAAGTCCAAGAACGGGTGTGGGAACTCGACGTTGTACCGTTGATACAAGACGCACGCGCGCGCCCCCACGGCTTCCCAGAATCGGTCACACGTGTCGCCACCGCCCCACGCATCCACAACGATCCGCGCGCGTCTCAGGTGGTCCTTGTACTCACTCGATGACAGGTCACTGCGCACAACGATGTTTAGTTTGTGTGACGCGTCGGTTGTGTCACGAAAGTTTTGGACGACCTCGATGGCCTCCTTTCGCATGCCGGTCTTTGTGTGACCGAGTGAGCAGAGCACGTCGATGTCCTTCTCGCCTGTCATCACTACGTGACGATCGCACATTGCGAACGGGAACGGGACGACGTCGCGTGCAAGGTCTTGTGCGTATGTCTCGCGTTTGAAGTAGTGACCGCAGCGCTTGAGCATCTCCTCGTCAAGCCACGGCTCACCGCGACGACGCGACGGGTTGGTCAACGAAGCCGCGGCCTGATCGCCCGACTCCCACCCGGTGGCGGACCACTCGGATCCGTCGATATACACCGTTCGATCGCGTGGGAAATCGGAGTCAGCGACGAAGTAACGACGAGGAGGTCGGTTGCCTCGCACCTTGCCGAAGAAGCAAAGCAGCAAGTCACTACTCTTCAATTCCTCACGGAAGGAGCCGTCGATCAGAGAATGCTTGCAGAATCCATTGCCAGGATCAGAGACAACGAGCTGGTGTCCAAGTTCAGACAGTCCCTCAAGAACCATCTCGCACAAGTAATCGCGTTTGTTGTCAGGCGTTATGCAAGCGATCTTCATGTTGTCATCCTCACGATGACATCGAGGTACTTCTTGCACATCGTGTCTGCGCTTAAGTCAGCGGTGAATGCTCTTCTGCTGTACGTCACGTAGTCATCTTTGATGGTCTCGAGCGCGTCCTGAAACCCTTTGACGCCGCCTACAAGCTCCTCACCGTAGCGCTGACACATCTCAACCACGCCTCCGCCATCACCGTGGAAGATCACAGGCAAACCGCAAGCTGCGCCTTCAACATGGTGAGAACCACACGCCTCCCAACGCGCGCCTGTCACGTAGACGTCGTGTTTACGCAACTCATCACCAAGTTCAATGCCGTACAACGGAGCGATGATCTTGATGTGTTTTGGAATGTGTCCGGCAGGGTAGCGTCCGATGTACGTGAATTCAAAAGCGCCGCCAACATCAATCAACTCATCGATGTGTTCGTAGAGGTCAACACCTTTTGATGGGTTATTTGACCAATGATGCGTGACGAGACGGATCGGAGCATGTGGCTTGTTGAAGCCAGGTGGAAAAAATGTCTTTCCATCGCTGCCAGAACGTATCCGTTGCCATTCGGTCGATGTCCACCTACCAGCGTGAAAATACCTTTCATCACAGCCGTTGGTGATGACACACACGTTGCTGTGACTCGGTCGCATGTCCTTGCTCGCGTAGTAGTCGGCAACCCAACTAGAGATGAAGACGGTCGCGTCTGCCACAGCGTTCGAACCCATGATGATGCGATCAAGCTCATCTCCACCGCGCGTCTTGCCGGTGTCGTTGACACGGTGAAGCACTTTGACGTTCGGGTTGGATTGCTTGTAACGCGCGATGTCACCAGCGGAGAACCCACCATCCTCATGACGAGGATCAAGCATGACGATCGCGTGGATCCCAGGTTCAAGCGTGTACACAACTTGATGCCCGATTGTTGTCAGGTAGTCGGCGAACGTGGTCGCAAAATGCGCACCTCCACCCCAAGGCGTACGACGTGGCATCCTGTTGAAAGCGATCTTCATGCTGCCAATCTCTCAACGAGAGCGTTGAAAAGAGTGATTTGCTGCTCACGTGAGAGCCTATTCAACTTCTTCATGAAGCCGTCGAACTCCATGCTGAGCATTCGAGTCGCGTGACGATCACGCACGGCGAGAAAGTCGGCTTCGAGCTTAGCAGCGCCTGACTCGTAATCGTCGTTCACCCTTTGCTCCCGATCGGGTCGTTCCCGTAGCTGTTACGCTCGTGGATCAGGCCATCCTTGCTGTGGATGAAGTGCTCACCCTTGTTGAGCATGGCACGCTCTCGACCAGCTGCCTTCGCTTCCTTCTTCGTCTTGTGAACAGGCCCGAACTGCACGTCATCTTCGGTGTTGACGTACCCGTTCTTACGGTTCCCTGACGTGTGAACTGCTTTTCCACTGGTGATCTCTGTCATGTTTGTCTCTTTTCACGCAAGTCTCTGGAAGTAGTGCTCGATCGTGAGCTCAAGCCCGCGAGTGAACGTCGTGAACCGACTAGGATCGATGTCACTCTCGATCCAGTAACGACGGTCATGTCCAAGTCGATCGGCAACAAACACAACGTTCGCGTTTGGGATCATCCCGAGCTCACGGTAGCGATCGTCTACCTGTTTGATGATGGCGACGTTGGTGTCTGTGTAACCAGACGAGATGTTCAGGATCTTGTTTGTCACACCTGAGACGATGGTATCACGGATCGCTCTGACAGTATCTCCCACATACGTCCACTCACGACGTTGCATGCCGTCTCCGTAGAGAGGGAAGTCCCGCACGGTGATCATCGCCTCCAACAGCTTGGGGAGGAACTTCTCTTTGTGCTGACGCGGGCCAAAGTTGTTCGAAGGACGAAAGATGAGGTACGGCTGCTTGTACGTGTTGTGATACGCGAGCAACATCATGTCGGCGGCTGCCTTCGTGGCCGAGTATGGGTTGCGTGGGCGCAACGGATCAGTGGTCACGTAACCTCGATCGCAACCCAACGCGTCACCGTAGACCTCATCGGTCGACAACTGACAGAACAGAGCGTTGTAATGACGTGCAACATCCATGAGCGCAGAAGCGCCGTGAAGGTTTGTTCGGATGAACGGCTCGCTGTCGTTGATCGAGTTGTCGACATGTGTCTCGGCAGCGAAGTTGACGATGACGTCGAACCCACCTTGGAGAAAAACTGTGTTCATCGCATGCTTGTCACATATATCAAGCTGTTTGAACTCGAACTTCCCCCACGACTCAGACAGGTTCTTCAGGTTGCCAGCGTACGTCAGCTTGTCAACGACGGTGACGTTGTCACCACAGGACACGAAATGATCAACCGCGTGGGAACCGATGAAACCTGCGCCGCCTGTCAGAAGAACCTTCATGCGGTCTTATCGTAGTTCTCTACGCACCAGTCGATGACCTCTTCAGCCGTGCGTGGGTGGTAGCCGGTGCTCTTCAACTTCTCGATGTTGAGCACCGTGTTTACACGCTTTACCTCGATGGAGTCAAGGTACTCCTGGTAATCGACCGGCTGTGGATCGAGCTTCGGGTTGAGCTTCACGAGCTTGACCGCGATCTGATACGGCGAGATGGTGCCTTCGTTCGCGCAGTTGAAAATGCCAGTGGCTCTGACCTTCAACAGGTGATCCACCATGTCGCAGAAGTTCTCGATGCAAGTGATGGAGTTGGCGCTCTCGATGAACCGCGCGGGGGCTGGCACGCTCAGGAACTTCGTCAGAAGGTTCGTCTTGTATGGGATGGCGCTGACCAGCTGCCGCGGTCGCAGGATCAGCACAGGCACGTCCAGCTTCGCGTTGAGGATCATCTTGTCTGCTTCGGCTTTGGAGAAAGCGTAGAAGCTCGCCGGCGTGGGCTCGTCCTCCTCGCTGTACTCCTTTTCGGTTCCCATTCCGTCGAACACGCAACCTGATGAGATGTGGATGAGCTTCCACCCGAGTGCGTCGCAAGCTTCGGCGACGTTGAGCGCGCCGAGGGTGTTGACCGCGTAGCATTCCTCCTTGTTGTGTTCACAATATTCAAGATTAATGAGAGCTGCTGTGTTGATGACGACGGGGTTGAGACTGTCCACCACATGGTCAAGGTCGCCCCAGGCTCGAAGGGCGAGAACTGCCTTGTCATGCGCCGCTTTCATGACCTTCGCGAGCTTCAACGGCTTGTCCGTGATCTCGATGTCCTTGTGACCAAGAACAACGTCTCCGGGTTTCTTGAGTTGCTGCGCGAGCTTGCCGTTGCCGATGATGATCCTCATTTGAACTCCTTTGTGACCTTCGAAATGAGGTCTATGTCTTCTTTGAACGCACGATTGCGCATCATCTCAGTCGCGCGCTGGTAACTTTCATGTGTTCCAGCATCGACCCACCCGTCTTCCACACGGAAAACATGACCAGTGTGAAACGCGGACTTGACATACGCCGAGTTGACGTCGGAGATCTCGTACTCACCACGCGCGGACGGTTTGAGCCGTTTGATGATCTGAAAGACGTCAGCGGAGTACAAATACAACCCAAGCACTGCGTCAGAGCTCGGCAGCATGTCAGGCTTCTCAAGAATGTCTTCAATACTACCGTCAGGTCCGTACTTTGCCACACCGAAACGCTTTGCGTCTGGCAGCTCCTTCACAAAGAGACCAAAGTCCGTCTTCTTGTCTTGGGCAAAGAACGCGATGTCAGCCGCCACGTCGTCCACGTTTTCAAAGATGTTATCGCCGAGGATGACGGCAAATCGATCCTGTCCAACAAAGTTTTCGCATAGACCAAGCGCAGCAGCGATGCCGTTCGCGTTGTCTTGAACCCTGTACGTCATCTGACACCCGTACTCCGAGCCTGAGCCGAGCAACGACATGATCGCTCCAACATGCTCAGTGCCAGTGACAAGCATGATGTCAGTGATGCCAGCTTTGAGGAACACGTTGAGAATGTGCACGATGATCGGCACCTCACCCATCGGTAGCAACGCCTTGTTGGTCACCCGTGTCAATGGGTAGAGTCGAGAACCAGTGCCGCCTGCGAGAATGACGCCCTTCATCAACGCGAAATATAGCGCTTTGTTTGGGAACTACTTCGAATCGCCATCAAGAGGTTGAAGTCAGTCCACCCTTGAGATACATCGTACTTGAGACGCTGACCTCCTTGTGTGATGACATGATCAGCGAAGTTGTCGACTAGAACTTTGAGCGCTTCCTGTTGATCGTTGAGATGATCAGTCTGAGCTTCCCAAGCGTGTGTCTCCAAAAGAGGACCGTCTGGTTTGTAGAGCTCACCGAGGATCGACTGCGTCTTTCCGGCGAAGCGGCCTGGGTTGACCCTGACAAACATGGTTGAGTGGTCGGGTCCTTCAAGAGCCACCCTGATGTTGAGATCGTTGTCGTGGTTCACGATCGAAGCGCACGACGTGTAGATGCGCAACGAGCATGGAGAACGATACTTGCAACGGTTGTAGAGTGAGCTGAAGTTGTAGATGGCCACCTCGCCGGTAGCGAATCGGATCTGCCCGCTCTCCCAGTTCTCTGTGTGTCCGTGCTGTGACACGCCGTTGCCGTCTTTGAACGACGCCATTGGGACGCCGTGCGACATGCCGCAGACCTCGATCGGCACCTTGTCGAAGCCGATGTAGCGTCGAAGCTGCGCGAGACCATGGTACTCGAACGTGCGAAAGTCGTTGACAACCGTGTGAGGCTTGCCGTATCGGCTATGACCTAACACGTTCATTTTGAACTGCTCAGACGGCAGCCAAGGCGTCTGCTCGGCGATCTGAAAAGGAATACCCTTCTTCTCGGCCTTGGTGACCACGTCCTTGGTCCAAACAGGCGTCTCGGCCATCAACGGCTTGCCGTAATCGAGGCATCGTAGAGCGATCTCAGTGAGCGCCGAGGAGTTGACCACGATGACGAGCGCGTCGCTCGAGCGCGCCAACCTGTCGAGATCCGCGTAACGTGTGTACCCAAACGCGTCGATGAGCTTTTGGCCTTTCGCGAGGTCGCGGTTCCAGAACCCGCTCACTTCGATGTCGTTGTTGGAGTTGAGGACAGGTGCGTACATGTCGTGCACACGTTTGCCTGCTCCAACGATGCCGATTCGTAGCTTGCCAACTGTCATTTTTCATCCTTCAGCAGGTCGCGAACCTGCTCCAACACCTCGTCAAGTGTGTCACGTCGACTGTCCCACGCACCCTCGCGTTCAGGATCGGAGACGTACGGGTTGCCGCCGTAACTCACTGTCATCTCATGCTCCAACCACGCTTTCAGGTACAACAGTTTGTCGTTCATCGATCCTTCTCTCTTCGCATGACGTAACGATCGTGTAACGTCGCGTGCCCTTGCTTATCAGCGAACCGCTTCTGATACTCGTGCTCAGAAGCGAACGAGTACATGACTCTGACAGATCCGCGCGGGTTCTTGTCTGCTACGACACCGTGAAGCATTGAGGACTCGAACATCAATACACGGTCGTTCGACGACTCAAGTACCTCGTTCTCGTACTTGGAGATGAGCATCGCGTCAAAACGCTCGTCGTTCGCCATACACCGATGCGTGCCGCGCACGAACTTCAAACGTGGTTCTGGTATCTCAAACGTCGGGTAGAAATTGATCTTCACCACGGGGGGAAACGCGCCCACGATGGGGTTGCGATCGAACTGGTACGCGTCACGGTGCCAATCTTGGTGCGGAGGACCTGGCATCTGCTTGACAACCTGAGCGTGAACGAGCGACAGCTTACGACCCACGATGTCCTCGAGCAGATACGGGAGCTCGTTCGCGAACAAGAAATCCAAGAAGATGTCGTCGTAATCGTAGACGTTCGGGCGTAGATGAAAAACGTTCTCCATCCTCTTCTCGTAGAAGAAGCCAGCACGCACGTCGTCGTTCCACAGCTTCTCGAGCACGTCGACCATGAGCTTGCTGGATCCATGATCCACAGGCAACAGATCGAACCCGTTGGCGTAGAACCTCTCTTGCGGTAGCAGTTTCTCCTGATCGAAGTCGACGAGTCTCATGTTGCTACGACGAATTTTAGCACGTCTTCGTAGGCTTTCGCACACTTCACGATGTCAACAGACGACGGATCAGCACGACGACCTTCCATCATGAGCGGCAACGTCACTGTCGGTGTGACGTGTGGAGGATTATCGTAATCAACCAATCCAAACTTGTACTCCTCATGGTCAGAGACGACGACGCCGTACCTCTCGCCTACCAACTCCTTGGTGCCACCTTCGCTGGAGCAGATCACGAGACATCCTTGCGAGATCGCCTCAACCACGACATTTGGACAGTGATCTAGCCATGCGAGGTGGATCATCCAGTCAGCGATGGAGTAAACCTCTGCACACAGATCGTGACGGATGCTGCCGGCGTAGAAGATGTCCTTGTCGGCCACCTGAACGTCGGGGTTGTTACCGAGCACGATGAGGCACGAGCTTGGATGCTGCGAAGCACGGATCGACTTGAAGACTGCGATGTTGTCGATCAGACGTTTCTGCGGGTGCCAGTTCGACGAGCAGACGAAGACCTTCTTGTAACGTTTACGGATCTCAATCAACGCTTCACTTCGCAATGTTGCAGGGGCGATCTCGATGCCGTTAGGAATGACACGCCCTGATCGTGCACCAAACCACTTCGTGGTCATCTGCTTGTCGAACTCACTCTGCCAGATGACGTAACTGGCTGCGTCATACGCGGCGTGGATGCCACGGTTCATGCCGGACGCCATTTGCTCAGGTTTAAACCAGATTCCATCGAGGCGTTGCACAAACGGCTTCTTCGGATCGAGCTTCGTTGACGGCTCGATGAACACAAGGGCGGCGTCGTAGTCGTCGGGATCGGCCACGATGTGTCCAAGGTTGCCCAAAGCTATGGCAAGTCGCTTAGCGAAGCAGTTGGGTCCGGTGTGTTCGGCGTTGAAGTCAACGCCGTCAAAAAATACCTTCACGCATCCTCAGCTTTCTCTAGCGATTCCATCGCCACCTGGACTCTAAGGCTCGCTCGAACGTAGCCACCGTGATCACCATTTTCTAGGCATTCAATGGCTCGACAAATGTCTTGTTTGATCTCGAACTCCAAAAGTCGAACGTACAGATCATTGACGTCGCTGGAGGGATCCTTCGTCATCTCTGTACCACTTTTCGATGTTTTCACAGGTTTTAACGTAGCCTTCGATGTTCCCGGCTTCCAAACACGAGATAGCGTAAAGACACTCGCCTTCCAACATGGCTTCTTTCAACCGCACGCCGAACGTCTCACGTTTCTTATCGCACGCCACGACGCTTGAGCTCGTCCATGATGTCTCCCGCGAAGCTCGACTCGCTGAACAGGCCTGCGATGAGGCGGATGTCCTGCAGTGGGACGCGATCAAGCTTGCACTTCGTGTACACGGGGTGGACGTCGTGCTTCCACGTGTCCTCTTCACGTGTGATGATCGTGCTGTCACCGATCTTGATGGTCTCGTACATCTTCTGTGCGATCCAGCAACGTGCATCCTCATGGATGTTCTGCGATCCCTTCGCGAACACGTTGTGAACGGTCTCCGACACGCAGTCGAACATCTCCTCCATGGTGTCCTTGTCAAGTTTACGGGTGCCGTCCGCGAACTTTTGGAGCTTCATCCCGAGGTGGTACGACAACACGTCTAGAAAGCGAGGGCCTCCAGGTTTGCCAACGTTGGGCGGGATGGTGACAGGGTGGCGTGGTTTGGGTTCGTCGTTCATGTGATAAATCCTCTTTTACGCAAAAATTCCGCTTCTTCTTTTTGAAAGCGAGCGTCGTCAGTCTGAAATGTAGCGGGGCTCATGTCACAACGGTAAGCGTACATTGTGATCGGCACGTGAACGCGTTTCTTAGCAAGTGCGAGCACCGGCAAGTAGATCGCTTGGTCGCCGGCACGTTTGATGTACTCGCCGTCAGCGCCGCGGTAGTTGGCGTCGAAGACATGTTTTGACACGCTCTTCTTCCAAGTCTTGAAGTGACTAGAGACCCATGGGTGTTTATACGGGTCAACGCCAGACGGCAATGCTGCCGAGATGTTTTGGTTTGTGATCCCGTTCTGATCAAACCAGCGATGATTGCTCCAAGCAGCCTCTAGATCTGGGATCTTTTCGTAAGCAGTCGCCATGATCTCAAGTGCGTTGAGGTCACAGAGGTAGTCGTCTAGGTCGAGACGGCAGACGATATCGTCATCATCCATCTGCGACATGGCTAGGAGAACGTTGTATACCTCCCATCGCCGTTCCTTGTTGCGAACGACGCTGACTTTGTGTTCGATTCCAAGCCACTTAGAGTACGTTTCGACTTGGTCAGCGGTGCCGTCAGTAGAGCAATCGTCCACGATCACCGCGTACCAATTGGTGTAGCTTTGACCGGCCATTGAGACAAGCGTCTGCCACATGGTCTTGACGCTGTTACGTGTGGGGATAGCGAAGGCGAATGTGACGCTCATTTACACTCACAAGCTGGACAGCGTTTAGACTCGATCGGTTGTTCGGTGATCTTGATCATGCACACTGCTCCCTGGTACGTTGCCTTGCATTCAAACACCGAGGTGTTGTGATGACAGCCGATAAGAAACAAAAACACGAGAAACTTCACGGTGAACCATCGTTCAACTCACGCAGTAGCGCGATGAATTCCTCCAGTGTAGCGTAGTCACATCCGGCTGCGCCCGCAGCCGAATACACTTCATCAAGATCTGACAGCAACCCATCCACATCTTCGGGCGTGAGGTGGATGTCACCCTTGTCATCTGCGTAGACGTTCACCAGTCCCAGGTCTCCGACACCACACTCAGCTTCGCCTTGTTGGCGACAGCGCCTTCACGTGTGAGAAGCAGTTGCCCGTAACGGATCTTCTCGTCTGGCCAGCGACGATCGTCAAAGAAGACGCGACGATCCATGATGATGAGCTCACTGCTCACGTCGGCAGGCAGATCGCACTCCTCAAGCGCTTCGTGCACCTGGATCGCAGCGTCGGTGCCCTTGTCCATGTGCCAGTCGTCGAAGAGGCAGAAGCAGGACCACATGTCTTTCACACCCTCCCAGTCGCCACGGACCGCAGGAGCTGTGTGATCACCGTCGATGAACACGAGATCGTACTTGTCGTTCATCTTTGGCAAGACGTCAGCCGACTTCCCACGCGCAACCTGAATGCGACTTGTCCACTCCGTTGGGAACATCTGCGCGATCATCTGCATGTGTTGATCGTCTAGCGCCGGCTCAACCACCATGACCTGCCCGTCGTTTCCAAGCTCAGCGAACGCCTTCGCGGCGCACAACGCGGAGTAACCGCGGCCGAACCCGATCTCAAGGTACGAGTCAAGCTTGTACTTCTTGATGAGCGAGTAGATGAGCAATCCACGCTCGAGGTTGGGTTTGAAGAACGCGCCCACTGTGCGGAACAGTTCAGAGTTAGGATCACGGAGCTTCTTCGCGGTGGCTTCTCCAATGTAATCGAACTCCCCTAACGAGAGGGATTCAACCGGCATGCTGATCTCGGCGAGCTTGTCTTTGATGTTGACGTTCTTGTTGGGCTTCATGTGTTACTCGTGACGGTAGTTCGCTTCTTAGGCAAGATCCCGAGGTTTTTGTAGTTCTTTCTTCATCCAAAGTTGTGAGTTGGGATGTTCGACATGGAACCACTCCCATTTCGCTTTAGCGTCAGCACGCATATATCCTTTTACTTCGATGTACGTGTTCAGGAAGACGCCAGTTGTGATCAACGCGTCGGGACGATACGTGCGTCCGTCCGGCATTGTGAACGGGCCAGGTTGCCATTCGTAATCGGTTTGGTTCACGTTGAGCCAGCGAACGACGGCGAGCTCCCACGAGCCAACACAGAGAAGTTCATCATTTGTCTTCCAATGACGCTCGACGGTTGCCTTGTTGGTGGAGCGAGCGATCTTATCTTGAACATGAATCAACTTCGAAGGATGATCTACACCGTATTTCCTCAACAAAGTTTTCTTCCACGTCACACGTTGTAACAAGCTTCCGCGTTCTGGGTGCCCATGACCTCGAAGAACATGAGATGGTTGTGCCTTCCAATCTCCATATTCAACGTCGTGAAACCACGTAGGTGTCACCTGATCGACATACGGACCTACGAACGTAACGCGACCATCGTGAGCGTTTTGTAACCGAGAACACAACTCGGAAAGACTGGTACGAGCTTGTACTCGAGCTCGCTTTGGATGCTTGGTACCTCGCATCACTTCTCTTGGTTGAGCTAACCATTCTCCATAAAGAATGTCACAAAACAAGCATTTGGTCTTAGCGTTGACGTATGACCCTATCAATCGAAGTGTGGTTCCGTGAACATCTTGAATCCGTCGCTCAACTTCTTCAAGAGTAAGATTCTTGATGTATTCTCCACGGCGTATTCGATTACGAGCCACGAATCAATTTTAGCAGTTCTTCCGGAGGTCTGACGTCCTTCAATGTCATCCACGGTGTTTTTTGTCCAAGATATTTGGAGTGCCAGACGTGGCCACCCGTCTTCTCTGCAAGCTCCTTCGCTCGCTCCTTGATGTCAAGATCGGTGACATCGCTCCACGCTTTGTCAAAGAACATGTTGGTCTCCGCGGTGTCAACGTACTCCTTGCCCTCAAGGACGTTCCAGTGACGCGTCCAGAAGTCACGGTAGAGGCGGATCTTACGCTCGATGTCGAGCCAACTGGCGTGGTACACAGACGGCACATTCAGCACGACACGACTGAACCAGTCCTCGTACATGAGCAACGCCTTCGGGTCGCCTGTCAACGCTAGACGACGAACCTGTTCCATCTCGTTCGTGAGGAAGCCGAGGAACACGATCGGCTCGCCGGTGTTGACGTCGATCGGGTCGCAACCGTCTGTGCCAGGCAAGGCAACGAGGCGACCTTCCGCATCCTTGGATCGCAGGTGAACTGGCACACCGTGCCCGATTCGTGGGGAGTTACGGCTGACGCGCCACTTCCACGGTGTGACATCGAGTCGCACCTTGTCAAGTCCACCCCAATACTCGACGACTGGGAGTGACAGCATAGGGACCGCCTTGGGGAAGTTGCCGACGAGCTCGCGAACCTTCTTCCAGTCCTCCTTACGCACGACCTCGTCGACGTCCATCTGCCAGACGAAGTCGCCGGTGCAACGCTTGCGTGCTTCGGCCTTCTGCATGCCGTCGAAGAGAGCGGAACGAGGATCGGACCAATCGCGACGAACGACTTCGATTCGAAGCTTGCCAATCTGGACGCGGAAGTGGGTCTTTTCCCCATCTTCACACGAATCACAGAGATATCCGATGTCCTCCAGAAATTCTGGCGTCACGTGGTCGTGTTTGATTCCAAGATCGACAAGACGACGAAGCGTGCCGTCGGTGGAGCCAGCGTCGACGACGACGACCTCGTCACAGAAGCCGAGCATCGACTCGATACACGCGGCGAATGGGTACTCCTGCTTCACACAGTTGAACGTCGTCGCGTAGCCGGACAGTGTCACCTCCTTAGCCATCGAGCGCGCCGTTGCGCGCCAGAAGACCGCTGGAGCCCCTCGAAGGTACTCCTCGATGTGCGTCAGGTCATCAGTGGCGAACCACGATTCTTTGGCGTGTTGAACGTGGTCGTTGAGTCTCAACTCGCAACCGAGCAACTTCGCTTCAATGACGAGGCGAGGGCATGTGTCGCCGCCGGCTGGGCAGAACACGAGACCCTTCGCGCCAGCGAGCTTGCGCAGCATTTGATCGTACGAGACGCCGCCGATCAACTCGTAATCGAGCTCGTCACGTTCAGCATTGTACACCGACAGTTCGGTGCCTTTCACCCACGAAGTAGACTGGAGGATCAACCACTTGTCAGACTTGACGATGCTCTCTGATCGAAGTGCTTCGATCGTGCGAAAGAAGCGGTCGTCGAAGACGCTGGAGAGCACAGTGTTGGGGTAGTCAACAAGGAACGGGAAACGGTCGTGGTAAGTCTTCTGCTGCTCTTCACTCATCCACCAGGTGTGCTCGGCGGCAGACATGAAGCTGGAGACGACGTTGCCAAGCTGAGTCGTGTGACAGTCACACGGCTTGCTCTCGTTGAGCTCATGTTTTTCAACCGATCGGTACTTGCAGAACTTGTAATCACACTCCACGATCGAGTAACGAAGGTTGGTCGCGATGGAAGGAAAGAGCTGGGACTTCAGGCTCGAGTAGTTCCCGAACACCCAGAACTTCTTTGCTCCCTGTTTGATGTGCTCGATCGTGAGCTCTGAACAGAGCATCTTGTGCACCTTCAAAGGTGCAGCGTCGATCAACGCTTGAAGCGTCAACTCGGCGCCTCCAATGAGTTGCTCAGGGTAAGCGTCCGACACGAAGACGATCTGAGCGTCCTCCGGAAGGAGCGTGTTGAAGTTAAGTTTCGCGAATAGGGATCCGTCTTGTCTCACGCCTGTCACTCTAGCAGCTGATCGCTGGGTAGTAGGCCGAAACCTTCGGTTTCATGTGACTACGCTCAATCCAGTACTCTTTAAATCTGATCTTCTTAAGAGATCGATCTCCCTTCAAATTTCTCTGATCGAGAGCCTGATAGCTCATTACAATCGAAAAGGCGGTTGGGTGGGGTCGGAGGATCTAAGGGACATGTTGTCGCGTATGTAGAGAGTGATGCCTCCTCGCCGCAAGCCATCCGACGACGATCTGGAGTTTCTTGTAAAAGAGATCCACAGTAAACTTGACGGAGTCGTCTTCAACGGCGGGTTCGAAACGTTGGTTTCTAACGTCCAGATCATCCAGAAGACGCAGGAGGAAATGCTGGTCAAGATGGAGGACGTTCACAAGGTCATCTACGAGCCAGACGATGGTCTCTTCGCTCGCGTGAAGAAAGTGGAGACGAACCACGATCACGAGTTAGCACCCCTGCGCCGCGAGGTTGACGATCTCGACAAGTGGCGTGAGAAGCTTCAAGCGCAAGACGGGTTGTTCGAGATGGCAGTTCAAGCTCACAAGGACGTGAAAGAGTTGAACGCGTGGAAGAAGCGCATCATCGCTCTCGTCGTCGCAGCAGCTAGCAGCACGCTTCTCATGGGTCTGAAGACGTTCTACGACCTCATGAAAGACCACGTATCGCTGCACTAACATGCTCACGTGAAGTTGAGCAAAGCTTCGATCGTTGAGGGGGTGACGGCCGCGAAAGCCTACACGGGTGGAGGCGTCACGATCGTTGGCAGAGACTCTCTGTCAAGAGTGGCTGTCGTTGGGCCAATGGGCCTACTGCTGAACACGCGAGCGCCTGACGACCTAGATGACGGCGCAGTGCACCCGTTCCTGATGGCGTTAGAGCACGCTCGCGTTAGCGAGACGCAAGGCCCTGGATCGCTACGTGCGAGCGTCGTCTACGCTGACAGGCTTCTTCGAGGAGCCTCGCCAGCGTCACGTGAGCTGACTGGTCGCACGTTCACTCGCGCCGACGTCGCGCGCGTGGCTGGAGGCATCCTCGACGCCGACGATGTTGAGGCGATGACGGTGTTTGTTCAAGACGCAGGCGCTAGTCGGTACATTGTTGAGCGACAACCGGCGAGAGCAGACAGCGTCGAGTTCGTTGACAGCTACGAGTTCAAACACACATCGAAATCCATCGATGGCACGGTGTGCATGGACGGCGCTCGAGTGTTGGTCGCAGACGGCTACATCGAGACAGTCGCCGAGATCCACGGCGTGCTTGACCGCTGCGCGAAGGAGGGTGAGAGACTGCTTATCTGCGGTCGTGGATTCTCGGATGATGTGATGCACACGTTGGCCGTGAACCGTTCACGTGGGACATTGGTGGCGTACGCGTTGACCTTCCCGTTCGACGATACGGATGCGAACACGCTGGTTGACGTGGCAACGATCGTGGGAGGAGACGTTGTTTCCTCTCTCAAGGGCCAGTTGTACTCAGCTGTCGATGTGACCGCGTTGCCGCGCGTTCCATACGCGCGTTTGCGCGGGCAGACGTTAGATTTCCGTGGCGAAGGCACGGCTGAACGTGCGGCAGCAGTGCTCCTTGGCGTTCAGAGCAAACTCGCTGAGTCCGAAGACCCAGTGCGTTCCATCCTTGAACGTCGCGTGAGACGCCTCTCAGGGGCATGCATGATCGTGCGCTTGGAAGATGGCGTCAACCACCTCTCACGTGTGGAGGCTTGGGATCTCGCGCTCAGAAGCCTGCGAGCCGCGACACATGGCGTCGTGGACGCGACTGACAACGAAGCTTGGCCTGGACGCGACGTGGTGCCGTTGAGCTCGGTGGCCATGGCCCACGAGACGGCACGCAAGCTCGTTCGAGCGTTAGAGTCGCTGGATTCTTACGTCTGATCAGCTAACAGGCGCGGCGGCCGGCGGAACGTTGCCAGGGCCAAGCTTGTTCGACGGCTTCGCGGGTACCTGGATGTCCATCAACCCCTTGGCTTTTGCCAAGGCTTGGATCACCTTGTTCGCAGCATCCTTGTCGACCCCTGACTGGCTAGCGATGAAGTACGCGATGTCGCTGATCTTCGCAGCGTCAGTTGTAGCGTCAAGGCGTTTGTTGGCGGTTGGAGGAGCGACCTGCGATGGTGTCGGGGCAATTGCACCCTTTGTGGCTGCCGCTGCTTGTGTTGGAGCAGCCGCGGTCGTGCCTGTGGTGGGAGCTCCGCTTGCTGCCGGGGTTGGAGCAGCCTGGCCCGCAGTCGCGGGTTGAGCAGTCTGCGCCGGTGGAGCCGGTGGCGCAATTTGTGGAGTAGCAGCGATCTGCTGCGCATTCTTGAAAAGCATTTGCGGATTTGTGTTCTGCAGCAACTCTTGAGCGGCTGCCTTGACGTTCATGACGTACGGCAATTTGCCGAACGCTTTCGTCATGATGGCGATCAATTGTTCTTGCTTCTCGGCAGGAACCAACTCTAACATGGATTTCTGGTTTTCCTGCTCCATGCCAGCTGGGACGAAACCCTTTGCAAACGTGGGGATGTTTGCCAAACCGGCACGGATTCCATTCGCAAGATTCACTGCTTTTGCGACAGGATCTCCGCCAAGCCCAAACACATTCTTGATACCTTGCTTCAACCCACCTTGGATGTAGTTGTTAAGTTCGTTCGTCGCCTTGTCGATGGCCATGTTGAAGAGGTCAGCGTTAGGTGGAACAAGGTTTTTGAGCTTCGCTAATGCATCCTCATACTGCTTCATTTTTGCAGGATCAAGTCCAGCCTCCGTGAGTTGGGAAACACCTTCGCGTGGTGTTCGCTGTTCGTAAACGTTCTTGAGCGTGCGATCCTTGAGCCTGATCATGTTGGTAACTAGCCGATTCACGACGTAAGATAGACATCATGCAAAAGCAACGCAATGCGGCCGAGAAATCCCTTCTTGAGATGGCAGAATCCATCAAGACGGTCGTCGATCAACGTCTCTACGCAGCGCTTGGTGAGTCCGGTGTGGAACGACAGAAGTCCCACAAGATCCTCGCGATCGTCAACGCGGCGATCGATGAGACCTACGGACGTTCTGCTAAGCACTTCGATAAGACGCTTGATACTCTTGTGAAGGCAGTCCAGGAGGACTGCCAGCTCAAGGGTTCCAAAAGCGCGAACAAGTGAAAGCTGGGTGAAACGGTGGCGAAACATGGTGTCAAACATCTTGTTAAATGCGTCTGTGTACTTCCGCAGCTGAGCAAGCAAAAGGATCCACCGTCGCACGAGTTCACGGTCTTCTCGATCTACGACGACGATCCCGAGGATTTCGAGACGTCGTTCGTGCAGTGCGACAACTGCAGTGTGATTCATAAGGTCACGGACGTCTGTGTATCCTCCATCTTACGTGGCCGTGACGAGATGAAATCGATCGTCACGCTTGACGACGTCAAAGGATCGGTGCCGTCTAAATTGGCAGCCATCCTCGATCAAAACAAGGTGGATCTGCCAACGTGGCAACAGGTTGCCTGGATCGTGGAGACCAAACAATGGGGCGCTTACGTCATCCTAACATCCGAATACGTTGATGGAGCTCGTCAAGGAAAGATCATGACGATCCTTGATGACACTCTCTACAAGATCAGCAACTTCACAAACGAGACAGCAACAAGATGAACGAACAGAACATCGGCAACTCCGACGGTGACAAGAAGGTTCAAGACCTGCAACTCTGCCGTGATGTGGTGCATGAGATCATGAACCTCAACCCATCTCAAACCCAAATACTGATGGTGATCCAACTACTTGGATGTGAACTGCTTCACCACGAACAGATGGTTGAGGTGGTCGCAATGACCAAAGAGTTCATGAAGGGTCAGAATGCGTTGTTCATCCCCGACGAAGAGTAAAGAACGTACCAGCTTGTGAAGCATGGGACGTTCAACAGTCATCAACGGCAACGCGTCGCTCGGATCTGGCGACGAATCAACGGCGATCCAACTCGCTGAACGCATCGTGTACCTGGCTGGTGAGGTGAACGAGCAGGCCATCGCTCACGTGACAGCAACGATCATCGCGTTGGCAAATTTAGACAAAACGTCACCTATCAAGCTCATAATCAGCACGTATGGAGGTTCCGTCGATGAGATGTTTAGCCTCTACGACATCATCAAGTACGTTCCATGCCCTGTTCACACGATCGCGATAGGCAAGGTGATGTCAGCTGGTGTTCTCCTCGTCGCATCTGGACAGAAGGGAAGTCGACTCATCGGTCGTTCCACACGTCTGATGATCCACCCGATCTCGGCCGGTCAAGAAGGCACCGTCTTCCAGTTGAAGAACGAACTGTCTGAATCTGTTCGTATGCAAGCTTTGATGGAAGAATTACTTGCTGCAAACACGAAGATGACAAAGACACAGGTTGCATCTCTCATGAAAAAAGGGTGTGACACGTACATTACTGCGAAAGAAGCAGTGAAACTTGGCATCGTTGATGCTATCTTTGAAGCACGGGAGAAATGATATGGAAGGCACACTGAAAGAAAAGATCGACGCGCTCAAGAACCTGCTCGACTCGCTGGACGATGACGTTCAGAAGAGTGATGAGGGTACGCTCGCAGCTGGTGGGCGGGCGCGAAAGCTGCTTCAGGAACTCAAGAGGCTTGCGCAAGACGCACGACTCTTCTGTCTGGAGCGTGATCACGTTCGCAAGACGACCGCGAAGACCTCGTAGTAGACATCTGACGTGGAGGCGTACTTAAACAGGAAATGCCAGCCCCTAAAGCCTTCCTCCGCGACATGCATGACTTCAAGCTCGATCCCAAGGTGGCCTACACAAAAGGCCACCTTGGGCCTGACGGTCGCATGAAAGACACGAGAACTAGCGACGCAGTTGAACCTGTTGTCACACAAGTTCTTGAACCGTTCACAAATGTCGATGCCACCGCAATCGATCCAGATGAGTCTATGAGATCTGGTCTTGTGTACACATCCTCAGATGAAATCGTTACACCGCTTGAGGCCGTTGAAGTTCCTACGGTCACGATCAAGGCGTCAACGAAAACGAAAGTAAAGTCGAGCAAGAAATCGACTGCAGTTGTTACGAATACTACATCTGGAGAAGACAACAGTGGTAAAAACGCGGTCGAATCGGACGATGAGAAGCCAGAGTCTACCGAAGACTGATCAGCGTAAGACTTTCATTCTTGACACAAACGTTTTCCTCAGTGACGTCGACGCGATCGGCTCGTTTGGGGACAACGATGTGGTCATTCCACTTGCTGTCTTAGAGGAGTTGGATTCCAACAAGAAGCGAATGGACGAGGTGGGTCGTAACGCACGTTCGGCATGTCGAAAGCTCGACGCGCTTCGTGACGTTGGAAGTCTGCATGATTGGGTCCCTCTCCCTAACGGAGGTCGGATCTGTGTTATGCAGAACAAGGCTGACGCGAAATCCATCCTGCCGTCTGAACTCCACAGCGACAAGAACGATAACCTGGTCATTGCGTGTGCGCTTCAACTCAAGGATAGCGATCCCATCGTTGTGTCGAAAGACATCAACGTTCGTGTGAAATGTGATGCACTTGGTGTCATTGCTCAAGACTACTTGAAGCAGCGTGCAGCCGACATGGCTGAGAACCTCTACACAGGCGTGCTCGTCACTCCACTCGACGACGATCTTGTCGCCACTGTGTGGGCGACTAGGCAACTAGACATCGACGACGTGCCTCACGACACACATCCCAACCAGATCGTCGTCATCCCACGCAGTGGTGATGCAGCGACCACGACAGTTGTCCGTCACATGAACGGCAAGTATCGTCTTGTAAAGGAACATCGTGACGTGTTTGGGCTTGAGCCACGTAACAAGGAACAGAACTTCGCTCTGGATCTGCTGTTGGATGAGAACGTGAAGCTTGTCACACTGGTTGGCCCCGCCGGATGTGGAAAGACCTTGATCGCTCTCGCGGCTGGGTTGCAACAGACGCTTGGTGCACATCCGATCTACGACAAGCTCGTTGTGACCCGTCCTATCGAGCCGCTCGGTCGCGACATTGGATTTCTTCCTGGAACATTTGAAGAGAAGATGGCGCCATGGATCGCGCCGATCCGTGATAACCTTGGCTTCCTACTCTCTCACAAGGGGAAGAGTGGTAAGAAAGGAGCCAAGGATATCGAAAGCGATCCGTACATCAACATGCTCTTTGAGCAGAAGAAGATCGAGATCGAGGCTGTCGCGTACATTCGTGGGCGCTCCATTCCAAACTCGTTCATCATCATCGATGAAGCGCAGAACCTCTCAGTCCACCAACTCAAGACGATCATCACACGCTCAGGTGAGAACACGAAGATCGTTCTCTGTGGTGACGTGCATCAGATCGATGTCACGCACATGGACGCCGTCTCCAACGGTCTGTCGTACGTGGTTGAAGCCTTTAAAGACGAAGAAATGGCTGGTCACGTCACCTTGATCAAGGGAGAGCGCTCAGCATTGGCCACGCGTGCAGCTGAACTGCTGTGAAAGCTTGATGTTGGTTATCTAGAGTCGTCTCAATGGGGCTACTCGATCCTAAGTCACGTGTTCTAGACGTTGTGTTGACCGATCAGGGTCGAGAAGCGTTGGCACGCGACGCGTTCAAGATTGCTTACTACAGTCTGACAGACGCGACGACGTTTTACGAGCTCGACGCAAGCGGATCGTCTGACGTCACTGTGCGGGTGCATGCTGAATGCTCCCCAAACACTCCACAGGACGTCATCAGCCTGTTGACGGATGACGCAGGGCAGGTGACGCGTGTGCGTTCTACGGCAATGCCTACTGGCTCTGTTTACGGTGGACACATCCTACAAGGCGCTTACCAAGATGAACGCATCTTGTCGGGTAGTGCCTTTGCTTCGATGGCCGGGCTCATTCTGTCTTCGTCGCTGGACAACCTGAAGAACAACTACGTGCTTGGAACGGTGGATGAGTTTTTCGAGGATGAGGAATTTAGGCTTGGTCCAAGTCACGTCAATTTCTCGTTGAGTGTGGCAGATGATCCAACCCACCTGAACACAGCAAATGTGTCAGATCTTGAAGGTTTCATTCAAGATCCACTGCTAAGTCACGTTCCCAACTTCCAGTACCTGCCTCCTATCAACAAGCGAACCTCTGACGAGGTGCCTGTGTCTCTTCTCGGTCAGTACTCAGCACTTGGTGGCAACATCCAGATGGATTTCAACGATGTTAAACTGGAGATGAGCGCTGCACGTAACGTCGGAAACGTGCGTACATTCACGTTTGATCCAGCACCACGAACGAACAACATCCATTTGCAGTTCTTTGAGCAGACCAGCGCTGGGATGACGAAGTTGGACGTGATCGATTTTGGCACGTACCGTGGCGACGCAGGCGCGCCGGTTCGCGTGGTGTTCGTAGGCAAGGTGTACTGGGACGATTACGACGTCGAAACCTTTGTCAGGCTCTTCACGATCACGTTGGAGTAAGAGAATGTACATCCACCTTCAAACATCACACCAAGTCGTCACGCTACCAGACGATTTTCTCACTCTCAAACAGATCGATGGTGAGGATCTCGTTTTTGAACTGAAGTACCTTTTTGATCAAGAGGTAGGGATCAAACAGGGCATCACGAGCGTGAGCGTCGAGATCGCAAAGAATTCTCCGCCGAAGTTCGCGTCAGATGATCCAAACATCGTGCGTGGGATCCAGCAGCAAAAGGGTATTCACACGCGACGAATCACGAACTACATCAAGAATGATCTCGTCACGACAGTCGCGAGTGATCCTACTAAAAACGTGAACAACGAGATCGTTCCTCTTTACAAGCGTGGGTTCAACTCAACGCAGATCCCACAGCTTTTTTCTCGCAGGTTGAAAGCAGTTCGTCTTCAAGATGCAAAGAACCCGATCACTCTTGTAAACGCACAACACGATGTTGGCGAAGAAAGCTCGGAACAGAAGATCGCCGAAGAGCTCTTGATGCTTGGCGCAGATCCCAGCATGTCATACGAGGAAAATGATCTTGGGTTGTCGTTGAACGAGAGTCATAACGGCACACATCGTGCTAGTCCATCGGTCTTCACCACCAAGGTTCAGAAGACGTTGTACAAGTATAAAATGCTACCACATCTGAAGCCCATCGAACAAACATCGCCAGGTGAAGTCGGTGTCGTTATTTTCGATGACAGCGCAACACCCGATCAGTTCGTAACGGAACGTGTAACCGTTGACGGTCGTCACGCCGAAGTAAAAGACAAGATCAGGTTCACGCTGCCTGCTACAAGTCCAGATAGACTCACACTGATCCTGAAGGCAAAGGATTCATCTGGCGTGACAATGCAGATCCTTGAACGTGTGTTCCATCCACGTGAGTACATCAAGTACTTCAGCATTCCTACGATCGCTCCGATTGTCAAGTTGAGCAATCAAACTGACAAGACGTACGGCATGCTTAGCATCAAACAGGTCGATCCAGTTGCCACACATGTTCGTGTTTACAAGCGTGTGTATGATCACTTCACGGTCAACGACGAACAATACACTCTTGTGAATGAGTTCGATCTAGTTCCATCAAATGGTTGGAAATACATCCCAGTGGAGATATCGTTGGGCAACACGAACATCTACCGTGTGGTCCCGCTCAGCGCGCTTGGCATTCATGGTTCAGACTTTGCAACCATCGTAGTCAAGCCTAAAATGCGAAATCCAGCGATAAAACGCGTCGTTGTCACGACGAAACCACAGCTACAGAGCGTGTTGCTAGAGGTGTCAAAACTCCCATCAGACTGCGTGTCGTTTCAGATGCTACGTGAAGATGTGACACTTGACAAAGGAACGCGCGTGTTTGTTGAAACCCCTGTGAGAACAGAAAGCAACGATCCTAACCATGTGTACACGCTCACTGACATAGGCGTCAAACAGAACCATGTGTACGCTTACCACTGTCGCATCTTCAGGAAGACAGGAAGTCACGAGGATAGGTTGGCGACCCATTACGAGCACGTCGCGCTCGTTGAGAACGTCGTTGAAACAAAGATCGTTGATACGATGTTGCAGCTAACAAACTCAGGTTACGACGTCCAGTTCACCATCTCCACCACAGTTGTGAGCACGAACGTTGATCAGATCAAGCAGATGCTGGAACGTCAAGGTTTGTACGAGATATTCAAGGATGACGTGGCAGATGTTCGCGATCAGCTTGCGAAGCTGATCGCTCATAACGTGAAACGAGTTGATTTGACTACAGGCGACGTTGAGGATTTCGGGACTGTCACGGCAGATAAATTCTCTGATCTCACATCACGAAATGTGACAGGCGTCTCTGAACTACGTTTAGGTCACAAGTACCGATACATCGTGACCGCTCTTTTACGCACCCCCGAAACGCTGTTGGAGTCGTTCATCAAGACATCGCGTGACACGATCACCGGACGTGATTACTCGTACAGTCCGTTCAAATTCCTTCACCCTGTCGTAGCAAAATACGGGAACATCGTGACTCCAAGCTCAATCCGCACGAACTACTCCAAAGATCCCATGACATTTGGAGAGATTGGCAACCACACTACGGTTGAGATCGCGCTTGACAAGCAGAACTCAATCATCACGTCTGCTACACGTGTGAAGAAAGGAAGCGACGTTGATGTGCTTCAATGGGTGCTGGTTGGCCCTTCTAAGGACGTTGATCACTTCCAGATTGTCGTTGAACACGGTGGGAAGAAGACGACCGTCGGCAAAGCAACGTGCGTGCCAGAGACCGACAACTTCTTGTATGTGCGACGTCTAGATCAAACAGAAGTTGGTCTTGATCTGAAGTACTACGTGTGTCCTGTGTACCACGATTACGTTCGCGGTCGCGAAATCCTTGTGGCAAACACCGAGGGCAGCTCGTGAGCATCACCGTGAGGAAATCGGCTGTCACCGCAGCCTCCATCTCCATCCAACCAAAACCACTTGTTTCAACGTCTGCAATCGTCTCAACTACCACTAGTCAAAAACTGTCCATAACGAACATTTTGGCATCGTTGGCTGTAGCACCTGCAAAATCAAAGTTCTCGTTCGATCGCTTCGACTTCAAGGCAATCTACACAGGGTTGTACCTGACTGCACCTGATCGTCGTTACAACGATGAACTCCCACATTCGACAGCAAAGTTCACAGCGTTCGAAGAACTAAGCGGCATCGCTTCCTCTAGGCCAGACATCCTCAGCGTTTCCGAGTTCAAACCACTGTTTGAAGGAAACAACAGTGGATTCACAGCTGCAGGTGAGTTCATGGATGCGCAAGTAAAGCTGATGAACCTACGGCATGAAGCTGTCGTCACACTCGTCAACGATCTCAAGAAGGACGAGAAGTTAGCGGAACAACTGGATCAGATCGAACGCGATTTCCTTCTACATGTGGAGAACCTGAAATCACAAGCAGATTTCTTGGTCAGCTTGCAGAAGTACATCCAACGCCTCAGCAACCTTCTTGATCTGCGTGACACCGGCACAAAGATCGATGCTGCTGCTCTGTTGGCCCAGTACTACTCGTCAATCTACAACAACGTCACGTCGGCAAAAGATACGTTGCCAATCTTCACGTACGCTGATCTGCTTGGACAGCATGGTTTTGACAAGAAAAATGTGAATGGGTTCAGCAGCACCAAGATCCTTCTTCAAACGCTGTTTGAGGCGAAAAAGATCCTTAGAGCAGGCAGTGATTCCCTAGTGAGTGTGGATGTGTCTCTCGCTGCGAAAGACAAAGACGCGTCAACGATCAATCGACGTGTTTACAGCGATCCACACGTGAAACTCGGAAAAATCACAGACTTCCCAAGCTTTTCAGACGTTGCAACGTTTGGGATCCATAACTCAGACACCAAACGAACGTCGTACGTGAAGCAGTTGGAAAATGGTTTCCGTGCCATCGACACTGTGTATGCAGGCGCGTCTTCAGACGAGATCGCTTACACGCTAAAATTGCGGACATTTGCCCGTGAAGCGTCGTATTCTAAAGCGTTGAACGATCCCGCGGTGTCAACTCTGTTGTCGCAGTACGGCTACCAGCTCAGCACAACTGTTGGAAATCAGCAACTGTTTGATGCAGTTTACGGACAACTAGGAAGTCGCATCACCGACGATCGAACAGGTGTGAACGCGAACTCGTTGAGTTCGATCGCCTCTCGGATCGTCGGTGACGTCTCTGTGCTCACCTACGAGGTCGATTACCTCGAGGATGATCAGGGGAGCGTGTTCACGCCAGGCGCAGCATTTTACATTGGCTCCACGGTCAAACCAAGTGACAACGGGTTCTCTATCGACAACGCAGCTGCTCTTGTGTCAAGACTGTCAACGATCATCGACAAATACGTGGATTTTGTCGGAAAATTCAACATCCTACCGCGTGTTGGAAACATCCTTAACACGCAGTCTGAAACGCAGTTGATCACCGATCCTTCGTTGATGACCAACGCGTTGTACAGCATCTTTGTGGAAAGCGACGGCAACCACTTGATGAACGACGTGGAGGATAATCCAATAGTCAACCTCTTCGCAGAGGCAGCCACGAACGCGACGTTGCGCGCGAACCTGCACCTGTACATGTGTTGCGTTGGCAACGTGACAGGCGATGGCTTGGTGGACGCCGTTGGTGCTCGTGAGAACGCCGGCGTGAGTCTGAGTCAGGAATCGTTGAACGCGGCAGCGGCCGCTGAGAATCGCAATGCGGCCATCAGCCCAACGATTGACAAGCTCATCAACAACTGTATCTCTTACTACAAGAGCATCACGAAGGATTCTGCACGAGCAGCCAAGATCGAACACTCGTTGAAGAATTTCAACGAGCAAGGTCCATTGGCTCGATCGATCGCCTACGTGGTTGCGGTCTACGGAACATACAAGAAGATCGCGGAATCTAGTCCAACACGTTACTCACACCTCACAGACAACATGATGGTCGCACTGTCAGTGCAAAGCGTGTTCGACACCGCACGTCGCTACGCCTCGGCAGGTGTGAGCCAAAATGTTGCGATGTTGGCGAACCAGAACTTTGCAGCAGTCGCCAGCAGCAAAGGTTCGTTGGTCGCAAGTCTCTTTGGATCGCAAACGACGACTCAACACGTCGTTGCTGCTCCCACCACGAAGACGACCGCGAAAGCTCTTGGTCGTGTGAAGTTGCCAGCTCAACCAACCGTCGCTGTCAAGGCGCCCGTGCTGAGTAGGGCAAGGATCACCACAAAGTTGCCTTTGAAGCAAGCTGTGTTGGCAAGGTTGGATCGTGAAGAAACGCTTTCCATTCGCACAGCGTTGGCTCCTCTCAACGCGATTCGAGTCGTTCGTGACGGGTTGAAGGATTACGTTGTCTACCTGCAAAAAGCAGACAGTGTCAAGATGATCAACGATATCTTGGCGGTCGTTGGCGATCGAAAGCTTGTTGAACTGTTAGGTGATCGTGGGCAAGTACAACTGCTCTACAACACTGTGGAAGGCATTCTTGAGAAGATCGATCCGGCGTCGACAACAAACGCAACCGTCACCAATCTTGTCGATGTCACGTCTCTAACACGTTCGGTCGATCCGGCCGAGGATCTGAAGATCTTCGATGACTCCTTCATCACAAGCAAGACGCTTGATGTGCTTAAGGCTGTCTTTTCGAACGCGAAGTACAACATCGCGCGAGGCTCAAACATTCGTGTCATCACCTTTGGTCTTCCACATGGCTTCGCGGCGAAGTTAAGGAACAAGTTCAAGTTGACAAGCTTTGCCGAGCAGGTAAACAGCAAGTTGAAGCAGAACGACGTGGTGATCGCAGACGTGTACAAAGTCGACGTTCGTTACCCCGATCTTGTCTTCAAGCCGATCTCGCGCGTGTTCGAGCTGAGCCGTTTCCCAGTGCGTAACGAGAACAGCTTCAAGAAGGCGGGCGTAGGCATGTCTCTTGAAGACGCGTTGGATGCCGTTCCAACCAGAGATTACACGAACATCGACTCGCCTGTCACGACAACAGACGTGCCTCAATTTGGATCTGGCGCGAACGTTGCGTACGACTTCTTGACAAAACTTGATCGTTTGAGCATGATCCGTAACCACACAACAAGCTACATGCTCGAGCTCTACTTTCGCATCTTGACTGGCATCCCGTTGAGCGAGCGCGAGCTTTACATTGCCGATCCCGATGAAAATGATCGTCCTATGCCGTTCATCGTGCGTGCCGTGTTGAACAACATCACCGAAAAGACATTCAAGGCTCCGCCGCCTCCACCGACGCCGAAAGTTGTGCCTCCTATGCTCGCTACTGCGATAGCAGAAAAAGGAAAATGGTCTGCTGTCAACGGGAAGTTCGACGTCAAAATTGAGAGCAGTGGTGCTACAAGATACCTCGTGGGAACGAAAGCACACGCCGCGGTGATCGCACCGTTGGCCAGTAAAATGACAGTGTACATCGATCATGCCACTTCTGGCAAATACATGATGTCACCCAAGCTCTTCGAACGTGTCTTCTTTGTGGACATCGATCCTGACGACTACGAGATCGATCACGACGAGACATTCAAGACCGAAGCGGGTCGCAAAATGTTCACACAGTTGCAGCAAGCCGGCGAAGTGGTGACCATCACCAACAGTTTCGAACAGGCTAATTCGCTGTCACGCGACACCTACAAGCTCAAAGATCACACGATAGAAAAACAGATGATCTTCGAGAAGTACTTCATCACCGTTCGATCCTACGCGCCACTCCCTGTGAGGTCAATTTGAGCACATCTAAACCTTCAAGTGAGATCCACGTCATCGACGTTCCTGACGTAGGTGGGTTCACCTCGCGTTTCGTGTACAACTACCACATCAAGGATGAAGGCACGAACGGAGCTGCTGGCGTAGCGCAAGCCTTGCTGACGAAACCAGGCGAGTACTTCGACGCACACGTCGTTGACTACCTTGCGATGGCAAAAGCGCCACGCTACGTGGTCTTCACATGGAGTCCTGTCAGTTACCGTGATCGGTTGTACGGACAGTCACCGTACTTCCAGGATGATGAGATCCCCAAAAATTACGTGCGTGACAACCTCGCAAATGTGTTGAGCGAGGAGCATTTCGCGTCCGACAAGTTCACAAGCTACAACATCAGTGATCAGAGCATTGATCGCAAGCTGTACTCGTACATCTCAGCATCAGCAAATGTGCTCAACTCGCAACGTCAGAACGCTTCGACGCAACGTGGTCTCGCGTTGCAGACGAACGAGCTCACGTCAAACCAGGTCGACTACCAGTTCCTTTCCAAGTACCTTGTGCAGCCAGCTGAGGACGGTGCGTTCTTTTACACACGTGACTCGCAACGTGTACGCAACGATGTTGTGAACAAGCTCAAGGATTTCAACATTCAGGTTCAACTCAACAACAACATCATCCACACGTTGATCAAGCGCGCGATCGCATTTCCAGAGTCAACGTTTGACAGCGTTCACCTGCCGATGTACGAGGTCTCACGTAAGTTGCAAGGGAAAGCGCAGACACGCGGCATCAGAGACCTCAAGGCCGACGACTACAGAACCGTTGCCCCGGCGTACGTGAAGTTGAAAGCAATGAAATCAGCTGATCCAGGCCTTGCAACGCACGCTCGGATCGTTGGGTACATCATCAACCGGTACGAGATCTTGGGCGATGGACGATCAGTCGCCTTGGACCCGATCGTCATAGAGAACCCCAAAGCGTCGTCGACAGTTGACTTGAACGTGAAGTACTACGCGAGGTACCAGTACACTGTGCGTTCTGTGGCAGAGTTTAGCATCCCCTCAATCGTGGAGGATACAAACGAACTGGTGGTCTCGAAGTTCCTCATCGCCTCACGTCCAAGCGCACCACTAGTCGTGTCGTGTGTTGAGCTTGTGCCACCGCCGGCGCCGGCTGACGTGCGCTTCACATGGAACTGGGACACAGATAAACTCTTCATCAGTTGGTCGTTTCCACCCAACCCGCAACGTGACATCAAGCAGTTCCAGGTGTTTCGACGTCGCAGCACCACTGAACCGTTCGAGCTTGTGAAACAGATCTCCTTCGACGATTCCACGGTGCCTGCGCCTTACGCTGAACGCCCTGATCCACGTCATGTAGAGGATGTCACGAACCCAAAACTCTGTTGGATCGACGACGAGTTCACACGTGATTCAAGCTTCATCTACGCGCTTGGCAGTGTAGACGCACATGGAATGGTCTCGACGTACGGTCCGCAATCGCAGGTGTCTTACCTCAAGTACCGTAACCGTCTGTCTGTTTCACGTGTCTCACCAGGCGGTGCGCCACGCCCGTACCCAAATATGCATCTACGTGTTGACACGTTTGTCGACAGCGTGATCGAATCCAAGAAGCACACGATGAAGGTTGCCTTCGTCCCCGAACACAACCTGATCATTGACAAGAACAACAACGACCTTGGGTTCATCAAGACAGAGGACAAGGGTGGTCACTACAAGATCCTAGCGATGAACACGGATCTAGCGACAGCGCAGGTTGTGGACATCGTGATCAAGGATCAACGTCCAGCTGACGTTGTCCAAAAGCCACCGAGCGCTGTCGCGATCCCGGATTACGGGAACACGCTCGCGAAAAGTCTGAAGTGACGCTATCGTGGAAGGTGTGGAAATACCTCGAGTCCCTTGCTGCTCACATCAGATCTTCGCGTTGGTGGATGTGGACGTCACGGTCCACCGTGTGGATCCTGACTTAGAGTTCGTCGTGTGCTCTCACTGCAACAGCGGATGGATCCGAGACGTTTCAGCGTGGACACGCTTAGACGAATCCATGACACGATTGAACGTGCGAATAGATGCCTTGGGTGTACACATCAAGAAGATAGTAGACAGCACTAATGAGCTCGCGGCCGCGTTGCTGAAAGCAGATACGTGAGCCTTCTCATCTTACACGAGCCAGGCAACCGAGAAGCCTTGGCTGACATCCTCGGTGACATACAGGCACCATTGGTGGAGAAACCAACCGAGGAATGGCTCACGACGCTCGTGGCGTGGATGGTTGACGAGCAGCCAGACGACGCTCGCGCGATCTACGTGTCGAACGACGCTACGTTCGCCGACGCGTTGCAGCTCACATGCGATGTTGGCGCTCGGTTGGAGGCTGAACTAGCTGGTAGGTTCAAGAAGATCGTCCCTGTTGAGGGAGCTGTCATCCCATTCACCAGCCTTGATGGGGAACTATCGGCCTGTGTGGTCGATAACGTCAAGCTGACGATCATGAGCGAGGATCCAAGGGAGATCACCTGCGCGCTCGCTGCCGAGATGCTGAAGGCCGATCCATCGCACGACACCCTGTTCATCCGTCAGCTGATCAGGAAGTACACTGTGTCAGCTGGGTTTAGTCGTTACGACACACGTTTCGCAACCGCGAAGACGGCGTAGTTACAAGGCATGGACGAACAAGCTCTTCGAAAGTACGTGCGCACGATCTTGGAAGGTGCGATGAGCGAATCGATGACCGACAAGCAGCTTCTGCAGAAGGTCGACAACGGCCCGTTCCACTCGATGCCGATCGATGAACTCTCTCCAGAAGAGGTTGAGGCGGCTGAGACGTTGACGATGCGCGGGTTGCTCCGTCGCATGCCGGCGACAAACCGCTTCCCTGAGCGTTTCGTGCTCACCGCCGGAGGCAGTCACGCAACCGGCACGTTCGCCTCAGACACACTTCACGACGAGAAGCCACGCCGTCGACGATACTGAAGACAGCTAAAGTGACGGTCATGAGAACCTGGCTGTGACCGACGAGTACGCGTTGCTGATGGCCTTGGTTGAGCATGCCGAGTCAGGCGAGGCTGCCTACGAGCTGAGCGTCGACGTCGAGCACGTCGAGCAGACAGGTGACATCTACCGCACGTGCTGCGCCGTGTACGTTGACGGGGAGCAAGCGTTCTTGATCGACATGAAAGAGCTGTCCACGTGGCTGATCTCGCCGAGCAGGCTGAGGCCTTTCGGCAACGTTTACATACGAAACAGACATCGCAAGGATTTCAGGCTTGAAGACGAACCGATGAAGTAGGTTCTTGACATGTGTAAGACCAAACTGCAGCAACTGCGGATGTCGAAATGCGAGAACAAGCTGTTCTCCTGCAGCGTTCATAAAATCGCCGAGAAGGCTGACGAACTCAACGAGCTGTTCAAGGATGGATGGCTCACTGAGGAGACGCAGGTCGTCGGCGACACGTACCTTGTGCTCTTGAAGAAGGAGCATTCCGGACGCAAGGTGTTCTACGTCGACGTGGGCAACATGGCGCCGGAGGAGGTCACAGCGTACATGGATCGTGTGAAGGAGCTGACGTCTAACCCGGACAAGGATAGCGACTTCTACATCCCAGGCAGGTGATCGCGTAGGTTCTTGACATGACGGACGCTATGACCATGCTGCTCAACCTGATCACCCTCGCTGAATCCGACCCGACAGCGATCAAGCTTGAGGTGAGCCGTACGTACTACGATCCAGAGGACTTCACGCCACGTAAGACGGTGAGGGTTGACGGCTCTCAGGTGTGCGTCGTGGAGCTTGCAGACGTGATGGAGGCGTCGAAGGACTGGCCCGCTCTGCGACACGAGACGCTAGAGAAGTACATGCCAACGTTGAAGCCGGGGATGATCCCGGTGGGGGAGCCGGTCGAGGACTCGTGATCGTCTACCTGATCACGTGCACCGTCAACGGGAAGGGGTACGTGGGCGTCACGTGGTCTCAATCGACACCCTGTGCACGTTTACGAGAACGATGAGCATGTCGCTACCTACCTCAGGCTAGAGTTCGTAGCTGAAGACATGAGAGTCAGTCTCAAAACTTTGCGCAACTGGTTGCGCTCTGGGAAGGATTTCGGTGCTCGTCGGTACGTACGAGACGAAAGTACTATCAGCGCATTGCGCTCTAAGTAAAGGTAACTAATGGGCTTCTTGGATTCGAGCACAAATAACGTGATTGTGGACTGCGTTTTAACCGACGTGGGCCGCCAATTCCTCGCCCGAAACGACGGTAGTTTCTCGCTCGTCAAGTTCTCGCTCGGCGACGACGAGGTTGACTACACGAACGTTCGAAAGTACGGTCGCACCGTCGGCAAGGAGCGCATCGAGAAGCTCACCCCGGTGCTCGAAGCCCTGACGAACCAGTCGTACGCGATGAAGTACAAGCTCATTAGCGTCTCCAACCCCAACCTTGTTCGACTCCCTCGACTGTCCCTGTCTGGCGACTCGAACGTCAACAGCTCGACCGGCGTCGTCACGCTTGGCCGAACGACGCAGAAGACGTCCGCCATCTCCGTCGAGCAGACGATCCAAGGTGAGTCCACGATCGACGTGGAGTTGCGTGATCAAGTGTTTCAGGTCGAGATGAGCAACCTCTTCCTACAGGTGCTCCAGAGCACGCCGGACACGACAGACGGCCAGCAACGTTCGACCTACTTGCTCCCTCGCTCTCCTAGCGAGAACAGTCAAGGTGGATCCAGCTTGCAGTTCACGCTCGCTGCAAAGAGCATCCCAGACGCGCAGTTCACCGTCTACGGGTCGACCGCCAACAAGAACATCATCTCGACGTACGTGCGTGTCACCGGCCTGCAATCAGGCGCGGTGCTCGAGTACAAGGTCAACATCAACAAGTCCATCTGATGAAGAAGAACGCAAGCAACCAGAGCTACGGATCGTTTTAGCTAGAATTCCAACAAGGACGTCGTTTCAAGCACGCGACTACGTAAGGAACACAGAACATGGCCATCTACAAAGAGCTCTCAAGTGATAATATCAAGACCGCCAAGAGTTTTTTGTCGCAATTAGTTGAAGTTTTGCAGCAGGACATCTCCGGCTCCTCCACCCGTAAGAAGTACCAGCACTTCGTCACTGGCGCGGGTGTCGCTCCAGGCGTCACATCCTCGCTGTTTCAGACCGTCCACGATCAGGACTTCACGATCCAGACGACCAACCCGCAGTTCGACATCACGGTCGGCTTGTTTGCCAGCGGCACGATCGCGACAGCGATCACAACGGGAACAGACTCGGCTGGAAAGCTGCTGTTCCCTTCGAACTCGCTGATGATGCGCGAGAAGGTGGACATCTACCGGCAGTTTGCCCAGCTGCTGCTTGGAGACGCCACACTTCAGTTCACAGCACCGCTTGACTCGGCAACGTCCACAGACGCGATCGACGCAGCCATGTTCATCAGCTTCCGACGCTTGTTTGCACGCGACAAGATCAAGCGTGAAACGTTCGCGTTGAAATCTTACTTCTACGCGAACGTGTCTGAGCACAACAAAAGCCACCCCGGAAACATCGCGACCGTCATCTCAGGGTCAGAGCTCACGGGCGCGTTCATCTACACGGACGTCGGCAGTGCAAACAATCGAAATGTCAGTGTCGGTGGCGAAGTTGGAAGCATTGTCCAATCCTCTAACACGTCTAACACCGTTGGATTACTGTTCTACGATCGCGGCATCGCCGTTCTCAACCTCGCAAAGATCATGAGTGGAACCCAACGCGTCTCCGGTTCCGTGAGCTCCGCTGGCAGCACCGCGGTGTACGGTCTTCTCGCGGGTCAACAAGTGATCGGTGGCACATTTGCAGACAACCCTAACGCGACCTTCATCCCCGACTTCATGACCAGTGGCTCGATCGATGACATCGTCGATCACCTCTGTTCGGTTCGGTTCCACACGGGATCCGTCACCGCGATCACGTTCCAGAACGTCACGAACATCAACTCCACCCTGATCTCCGTCCAGGCTGGGCCTGACGAGTTCAACTACTCGAGCAACCCGACGTTCCGAGACACCGACGATCGCATCGTTGTCATCGAGGCTGGTCAGGAAGACATCTCACTGACGTTCGTGTTCGTCACGAGCGTTGGGCTGTTCGACGCGAACGACAACCTGCTCGCGGTCGCCAAGCTGAGCCGTCCGGTTGAGAAGAGTCCTGAACGGGGATTGAACCTCAGAGTACGTTTGGATTATTGAAAGGACACGGGCCTCGTGTCCATCAAACGTCTACCTCCTGAAGCGATCGAGACATTCTCGATACTTCTACACCCAAAGAGAGCGTACGTCTCATCGTCTTTAGGGGTAACAGGATCGCTCAAGATCTTCTCGAACCCATCGGCTCGCGAGAAAGACATCTTCTTGCCGTCGGCGTTCGTTGACACAGCACGTTCGTCGAACACGCTGGAGTCCACCCTTCGAGCATTGCAGGTGAAGGTCGCTGGCGGAACGTCAAATGTTTCAGAAGCGATGCAGTCGTACCTTGATCAGGTAAATTCCACGCCTACATCCGCCAAGAACACGATGGACTTGGAGATCCTACGCCACGCTCCAACGACACTGTACACGATCAACACCGCCAAGAAACTGTTCGTGCAAGATAGTCTGATGCCGTACTACCGTGTGCATAGGCCGAGCAACAACTGGGCGTACGTCAACTACCACAGCGTCAACTTCTTCACGAGCGACACAGTCCCAAGCGACGCGGCTTGGCTCTACCCGAATGTGCGTGACGCTGAGTACCCGAGTGGTTGCTACTCGCCGACTGGCAGCTTCACCTTCGAACTCCACGTCAACCCACGTTACACGGCTGACGTGACCAGCTCGTACAACGCAGGAACGATCATCCACCTGTCGTCGAGCTACGTGCTTTCGTTGGTGTCTGGATCTTCTCGTGGCCGCGACGGCAACCCTGACGCCTTCCGTCTGCTTCTGCAGCTGTCAGGGAGCGCCGACGTTCAACCGAGTCAGGTCACACCCGGCGTCGGTGACGGTGTGTACGCTTACCTGTCCGATGACAACAGCTTGCGTCTCAACAACTGGCACCATGTGCTTGTGACGTGGGGCACGAGCAGGAACGATCAAGGCACAGGTAGTTTCTACGTCGACGGCGTCCAGAAGGGCGTGTTCGTCTTCCCTGGCAACACGATCCTCCCGCCTGTTGCGACAAACGACGCGCTTTGCCTCGGCAACTTCTACGAGGGGTCGAACACAGGACCCAGCATCCAGGCCAGGTTCTTCACGACAGACACCGCCGCACGTGAAGGTGTGCATGAGCTAGACGGCACGTCGGGGGTGAACTACCCTACCTCGTTCAAGTTCAGACACCAGTTGAACGCGGAGCTGCATGACGTCAGCATCCGTGACGAGTACCTGCCGTCGACTAAGGCCAAAGTGCACGGCTCGGTGACCGTGAAGAAGGCGCCACCCACGGCGGACAACTACCTGTTCTACGTTCCTCCGTTCTTCGTCCCGGGTTCACCGACGTTGACAGAAGTTGACGGATCTGGCGGACTGCTCATCTCTCCTTTCCACGCGCTGGATGAGAGCAGCAAGCATCCGTTCTCGGCCCCGATGTCCTTTGGCGTCGCCGGTCGGTACAACAGTCTTGAAAACTTCACACGGGACTTCGCGACGAACCGTCACGCGCGTGTTCTCCACTTGACAGCGAGCCAGTTCCTTGACACCACGCCAGGTGCGTTGACATGCAACGATTACCTCTACGCAACAGCCAGCGTGAGGTTGCGTAACCTCAACGTGCTCCCATGCGACGATGGTAACTTCTGTCCGAACTTCGAGATGGCATCCGTGTTGGATCTCGTCGACGAACCACGTTTCGTTGATGACATTGGCTCGCCAGATCCTGCGCTCATCTCGTTACGCAAGATGATCTCTGGCTCGATCTACTCGAGCTTGTTTCACCAGACCGGCTCGTTGTTCTCAGATGTCGTGAGACTGCTGCCGGAGTCTGGATCGCTGTCGCCCACCGTTGTGCCTTCAGGGCTGTACGCTGTGTACCAACGCACGCAGGACGCGTCCTCGAACGAGGTTGTGTTCTTCGACATCAGCAACCTGTTCTTCGGCGAACGCATCCGTCCGGGTTCGTTCATCATCACAGATCCTGCCATGTCGGGATCCAACGGTCGCGTCTCCATTCGTCTTCAAGACGATGGCAACGGTGGGCTCTTTCGTGCTGACAGCGTCACGCAACGCGCCATGTGGAACCACGTCGGCAACGTCTTCTACGAGGAAGGCGTTGTGGCTATCAAGTCACCCGCGTTACCGTTCTTCGGCGCCGAAGGGTTCGAGATCGAGTTCGAGGGTGAGAAGGCAGTGCACACGACAAAGATCAGCGTGCTTGTTGATGCGACATCGTACAACACGTCGTCGAACCCGTCGTGGAGCCCGACGATGTCAGCGTCCTTCGACGCGAACCGCGACCCTGAGAACCAGAAGTTCGTCACGGTCACCGGCGTCAACTTCCACGACGAGAACCTCAACGTCGTGATGCGCGCGCAGCTGGCGCAGCCCATCGTCAAGCGCAAAGGCGACCGTTACCTGCTGCGGATCAAGTACGATTGGTGAGAAAGCCTCGCCGCAAGCGCGTCAGCCGCAAAGCGAAACGCGGCGTCTACCGAGCGCTCAAGTGCGTGCTGCCGATCAACTACCGATCCGGGTGGGAGCTCGAGTACGCGAAGTGGCTGGACGCCTGCCCGTCCGTGCTCTCGTACAAGTACGAGCCGTACGCCGTCGGCTACGTCTCCAACATGAAGTCCGGGAAGCTGCGCAAGTACTACCCCGACTTCGAGGTGACGTACACGGACGGCACGAAGGCGCTCATCGAGATCAAGCCGAAGAAGAAGGTGACGTTGGCGCGCAACGTGAAGAAGTTCGCGGCCGCGTCCGCGCATTGCCTGAAGCAAGGCATCGACTGGCGCGTCGTCACGGAAGTGGACCTGAAAGCTCTAGGTTTGCTGAAGTGAGGATCCTCGGGCTTGACATCTCGACTTCGGTCGTCGGTTACGCCATCGTCGAGGCTGACGACATGAGCCTCGTGAAGATCGGGCACATCGACCTCAAGAAGGCGCCTAAATGCCTTTACCGCAAGGCCGACATCGTCGTCGGGAACCTTCGCGAAGTCTGTGAGGGCCTTGGGGTCGAACGGAAGTCCGTCTGGGTGGAGGAGCCGGTCATCCGCTTCACGCCTGGCATGTCTTCAGCCCAAACCATCTCGATGCTGCTGAAGTTCAACGCCATGGTGTCGTACGGCCTCTGGACGGGATGGGACCGCGAGATCGTCCACGTAACGCCTGGCGACGCTCGCCGCACGTGCGGGCTCCTGATGACGACGAAGAAGAAGTCGGGCGGGAAATCGCAGAAGGAGCAGGTCTACGACCAGCTCACCGCCGTGGGCGGTTTGCTAGAGTTTCTTCCTTGGCCCATGACCAAGACGAACAAGCCAAAACCAGAGAATTACGATAGGGCTGACGCCTACGTGGTCGCGTACCACGGGGCGAAGGAGAGCCGCAAATGAACAAGACATCTGGTTACTGGTGGACGAGCAGCCCCGACGAAGGTTGGGAGGGTTTCGCGCCTTCGCGTGAAGAAGCCCTGAAGCAGATCGACGAGTGCAAGTACGACTCCGACGACGAGCTGCAAGAGATCGCCTTCACCGGCCCAAGCGAGACGATCCAGATCAGCCCGTGATAACCGTCTCGCAGAAGTACGAGCTGCTCGTGAAGCTGCTCGGGCCTGGCGACATCGACAGCCGCGCGATCAACGCGCAGTTCTGGTGCCCGTTCTGCAAGCACCACGACGCGAAGAAGCGCAAGCTGGCCGTCCGCCTCGCTGACGGCATCACACATTGCTGGGTGTGCAACTGGTCAGCGAAGAGCCCAACGCGGCTCGTTCCAGTCTTCGGCGCACGTCACCTGTTGGCCGAGCTCACAGCTGCGTTCGGAGACGGAGGCACCGTCGTCGAGGATGAGCCGATTGAGAACGTCGCAGACGCCGAGTTGCCGTCCGACTTCTCGCTTGTGTGCGATGAGATCGACAACGGCGTGCGCCACCCAGACAAGCTCGACGCCATCAGCTACCTCGAGAAGCGTGGCGTGTCGTACAGCACCGCCAAGTACCTTCGCCTCGGGTTGTCGACCACCGGAGCGTTCCGACGACGCGTCGTCTTCCCCTCGTTCGACGGCGACGGCGCGCTCAACTACGTCACCGCGCGAGCCATCGACGACGCGACAACATTCAAGTACTTCAACACGCAGAGGCAACGCTCTGAGCTCGTGTTCAACGAGGTCGACGTGGCGTGGAACCGTGAGCTCATCCTTGTTGAAGGACCGTTTGACCTGACCGCTTGCGCTGGGATGAACGCGGTGCCGATGCTTGGCTCGTGGCTCGATGAGAATTACTTGCTGTTCAACCGCATCGTGCTCAACCGCACGCCGGTGTGTCTCGCGTTTGATCCAGACGCAGCGAAGAAGCAGGCGAAGGTCGCGGCTCGCTTCCTACGCTACGAGATACCTGTGCGCACCGTTGATTGGACTGGGCATCCGCTCGATCATGATCCGTCCAAGGTTGGGCATGTAGCCTTCCGTCAGATGGTGAAGGCGGCGAAGACGTTTGACGAGACGACGGCCTTCCGGTCAAGACTGGCGCGAGCACTAGGTTCGATGAGGTTGACATGAAGATTGCACACATTGCCGATTTACATGTTCGTGGTCTCACACGTCACGATGAGGTTCGCACCGTCATCACAGCCTTCTGTGAGGATGCCAAACTACGACAGGTCGATCACATTGTCATCGCCGGCGATCTTTGGCACACGAAGACGTACGGCATGACAGCTGAGTACTTCGAACTCATGACATGGATGCTGCGTTCGATGGCCGAGGTTGCACGCGTCCACGTCACGTTGGGTAACCACGACGGCGCGCTCACCAACTTCTCAAGGCAGGACGCGATCAGCCCGATCGTTGACGCTATCGCTGACCCACGGATCAAGCTGTATAAGAAAAGCGGTGTGTACCCGATCCAAGACGGTGTCAATCTGTGTGTGTACAGCTTGTTTGACAAAGAAAGTTGGGATGCTGTTGGTCCTGTCGACGGCGATTACAACGTCGCAGTTTACCATGGCTCTGTCGGCGGTGCGGTGACAGAAGAGGGGTGGATCCTCAAGCATGACGTGACAGTCTCGTGGTTTGAGGACAAGAAGTACGACATCGTGCTGCTTGGAGACATACACAAGCAGCAGTACCTCGGGTACAGGGAGTACGAGGAGTGAAATCGTGCGCTCGTTGCTTGCAACCGCTCCGCGGAAGACAGAAAGTCTACTGCTCGCGAACATGTCAAGCGAAAGCGTTAGGTGTCAAAAGCGCCTACATCGTTGTTCGTAATTGTGCGACGTGCGCCAAAGAATTGGTGATTCGGATTCGAAGTCGCGGCGAGAGCGATCGTGTGTACTGCTCGAAGAAGTGTTACGGGGTCCATCTGAGCGTTGCGTACGTCGGCGCCGCGAACCCGGGCGTCGGTCGAGTTCGTTCCGCGGAAGAAACCGCAAAGCGTTCCGAGTCGATGATAAGCAAATGGAACGACGAGACGTACCGAGCGAACGTGCAAGCTGGGCAGGCAGCGTTCGTCGAGCAGCACGGGCATTGGGGTGGCTCTGACATTCAAACGATCGAGAAACGACGTGCTACTTGTCGTGTTCGTTTTGGCGTTGATCACCCCTGGATGATCGAATCGATCCGTGAAAAATGCGAAGTCACATCATTGAAACGTCACGGCAAGCTGACGTGGCAAATCGCGAAGGACGCGGTGCCGACTTCTGACACGCGACCCGAACTGCGTTTCGCCGAAGCGCTCCGAGCGGCAAACATCACCCATGCTCACCCGTTCGACGTGTTCTACGACCAACGACGAAAGTTTGAGTACGACTTTTACCTCCTCGGCAAGCGAACGCTCGTCGAAGTCGACGGGGATTACTGGCACGCTCACCCTGACAAATTTCCTGAGCTAGACGCGACACAGAAGTGGAATCGCGATCACGATCTGAAGAAGAACGAGCTCGCCGAACGATTAGGCCTTCGATTGGTCAGAGTGTGGGAATCTGATGTGATGAACGAGGAACAATTGACGAAAGTAATCGAGGGCTTGCGATGAAGAAGTTGATCCCTTGGATCGGATATGCGGGCAGCACTCTTCAGAACACGTACGCGGAAGATCTGGAACACGGTTATCTGCTTTGGGACGTCGACCTCGCCAAACGCAAGCACACCGTCGATTTCGTTGGCCTTCCTAACCCGCGTCCGTTCGTCACGGTGGATTGGGCAGGTGACGTTGTCTCAACTTTCGAATCTGCGTCCACCTGGCCTCAACAGAGCCGCTTCAGAATACGTTCGGCGTACGCGCTTCCGTCATCCGACGCAGCGTCTCTCAGCGCGAAGCTTCGCAAAGATAAGCAAGCTACCGAGATCGTCTTCAAGTCAAATGACGAGGAGTCGGCAAAGAAGTTCGCCTCAGCCAGCCTTGGCGTTGACGTGCGATCCCTTGACGCAGTCGAGGGTTTGCTGCGTGAATACTACTCCAGTGAGGAGTTAGACGACACGACATGGGATGGAATGCATGACGCGCTCGTGGCTGTCCACCCACAAGCCATAACTGAGGATGACATCGCTCGTGGGACCGTTTGGACTCTCAAAAGTTTGGAGTTCGACAACCTGTTTGGCTACGGAAGTTCTAGCAAGATCAACTTCGAGGACAAAGCAGGCATCGTTGGCATCTTTGGTCCAAACCAGATAGGAAAGTCTGGCATCGTTGGCGCCATCATGTACACGTTGTTCAACACGTCGGATCGTGGCGCTGGCAAGAACGCGCACATCGTCAACAAGAGGAAGAAGCTTGGATCGGCGCGCGCCGTCGTGAACGTTGTAGGCTCAGACTACGAGATCAAGCGACAGTCTGAGAAGGTCATCTCGCGTGGACTCCTCACAGCCAACACGTCTCTCACGTTGAAGCAGATGGACGGCGACGGGCTTGATCTCACCGGAGAGCAGAGGCCGGACACTGAGAAGAATCTTCGCAAGCTGATCGGCAACTACGAGGATTTCGTCGTGACGTGTGGATCAATGCAGGACGACGTGTCACGTTTCCTTCGCGAAGGTGCCACGCAGCGTAAGGCGATCCTGTCGCGTTTCCTAGGCATAGACATCTTTGAAAAGATCTACGCACTGCTTAACAGCGAGCTCAGCGAGGCGAAGAGCAAACTCAAGAACGTTCCGTCGCGTGACGCGTTGCTGGATGAGATGAAGCAGCTCAACGAGCTGCAGACCACGTCTCACATTTCACTCTCTGCCAACGAAGTCGAGAAAGGGTTGTTGGATTCCCAACGCTCAGAAGCTTACGTTGAGATGCAGAACCTTGCAGCGGCTGTCGCCGTCAGAAAGGCTGTCGTCGAGAAGAACGACATAGTCAAACACGCGCTTTCTAAGATACAAGAATGCGCGAGCGCGATGCGTTCTGTGCAGACAGAGATAGACTCAAAGAAGACAAGCGTCGTTGTCGCCGAAGCACTCCTGAACGACTGTCTCACGTGGGACGAGATGGACGCTCGCCGCACGCAGATCGGCAACGCACGACTAGCCCTTCAGACGCTGAAGTCTGAAGCTGACAAGCAAGGGTTGGAACTGGAGCGCTCGAAGAAGATCGCGTTGAAGCTCGTGGATGTTCCTTGCGGGGATGAGTACGCGGATTGCGTCTACATCAAGGATGCTCACAAAGAGAAGAAGCGGATCGCGACGCTAGAGGAGCAATTTCGTGTGGCGCTGGATGAGCATGCGACTGCTGCGAACTTGATCGCTGACCTCGGTGAGAGTGACCTTGATCTCGCTCGAAAGACGCGAAAAGGACATGAGGAGAGCATTGTTTCTCTCAACTTCCACATCAACGCTCACGAGTCAAAACTGAAACAACTCGGTGAGGAACACGACAAAGCGAAGGCAAGCGCTGCGAAGTACGCGACCATCTCGTTGGACGACAGCGACATCGAAGAACGACACGCAGCAGCCATCGCGCTGCATAAGCGATTGACCCTTGATCTAACGAGCGTGGATGGACACATGAAGACCACCTCGCATTTGCTAGGCATTTACGAGGCAAACCTGAAGAAGGCGCAGTCAGATCTCGACATGCGAGTCACGCTCGAGCGTCAAGCCCGTGTTCGTGAACTGCTTGTGAACGCGTTCTCACGTCGTGGCATCCCCAACGTCATGTTAGGCAGGATGTTGCCGGTCGTGAACAGTGAGATGAGCAAGATCCTTAGCGGCGTGACCAACTTCAACGTCACGCTCGTGGCGGAGGATGCGACCAACGCACTTGAGATCTACATCGACGATGGAGACACAAGCAAGGAGAGCCTTCGTCCGCTCGAACTCGGTTCTGGCATGGAGAAGACGATGGCGTCTCTAGCGCTCAGAGTCGCGCTGAGCAACCTCACGACTCTCCCCAAGACTGACTTCATGATCATCGACGAGGGTTTCGGCTCGCTTGACGACGAGAACGCTGTGGCATGCGTGTCGTTGATCCGTTCACTCAAGCAATGGTTCCGTTTCGTGCTTATCATCAGTCACGTGGACATCATCAAAGACGCTGTAGATTGTCACATAAATGTTGTGACAACACCCGACGGAGCGCAGGTGGTAGCGTGATTCGTCAGTGGAAACGAAAGGGATCGCCTGTCAACAGGCCAAACCTCTTCTGTCCCAAGTGTGATCGGTGCATGTACACAAAAGAAGATGTGCGCTCTCGTGAAGAACGCGGATTTTGTGCGAAGTGCTCAGAAACATCTGTCACATCCGAGTATCAGACGGATGTCGTCACCATCGTTATCCGTGAAGGTGCCTAACTATCGTTAATAACATGGCTGACAAGAACATCGATCTGAACGCGCTTGGGCAGGCAATCGACACGTCGTTCACACGTTCGAGCGCTTCGTACGGTCCGGCTTTTGAGACACACTCCATCAAGGTGGGGTTCGCTCACGGTGACAAACTGAAGATCAAGGTTGTCTACTCCTGTGTGGTGAACATGGTTCGTGATCGTGACATCCAGGAATCGAAGACGACGTACGAAAAAGAAGGCGACGCTTACATCGACGCCGCCTCGAAACAGATCGTCAAGGATTACCGTGAGATCGTCGCAGGCGAGGATGATCACAACGACGTTGCCGATATCGCAGGCAACGAAGTGAAGTCAAGCATCAAGCTCACGCGCGCTGACGTTGGCACCTCCATCGAGATCATCGATCTCAACATTCACAACAACAAGAGGTCTGCGCTCTTCCGACGTATTGCCTTCTTCGAAGTGACTTGAGGTGATCCTTGGGAGTTCCAAGCTCAGGACGTCGTCAGATAGTCGATCGCGCATCACCTAAAGGGCCCGAGATACAAGAGTTGATCCGCGTGGCTAGGGATCCATCTTACTTCGCGAACAATTACTGCAAGATCCAGCACCCAAAACGTGGAACGATCCCGTTCAAGACGTTTCCGTTTCAGGATGATTGTTTACGTGCGTTCAAGAAGCACACGTTCAACATCATTCTCAAATCAAGGCAGCTCGGATTGTCAACTGTCGCAGCAGCGTACGCTGCTCACATGGCGCTCTTCGCGCGCGACAAGAACATCTTGGTCATCGCGACAAAGCTGTCCACCGCGAAGAACTTCATCAAGAAGGTTGTGAAGATCCTTGACAACCTCCCACCGTGGATGCGCATGTGCAACTACGACAAGAATCAGCAAGAAGTCAGGTTCGACAACGGATCGCAGATCAAAGCCGTTCCGACCACTGACGACGCGGGTCGCTCAGAAGCGCTCTCGTTGCTCATCATCGACGAGGCCGCGATCATCCGCAACTTTGAGGAGATCTGGTCAGCGCTCTTCCCTACGCTGTCTGAAGGTGGTGGAGCCATCGTCCTCTCAACACCCAATGGTGTTGGTGGGCAGTACCACGATCTGTGGCTTGGAGCTGAGACAAACGGGTTAGGCCCTGATGCTGTTGGTGAGAACGGCTTTCACCCGATGTGTCTGCCGTGGCAGGTTCACCCTGAACACGGTGAAGAGTATTTCGAGAAGATGTCGAGGAAGCTCGGCCCTCGCAAGACAGCGCAAGAGCTGCTCTGCGACTTCCTGTCTTCTGGCGAGACGTTTCTCAAGGCAGTTACGACTAGTTGGATCAACCAGGAGCAACGAAGCCCAATATCAAGAGAAGGTCCTGAGGGGGCTGTTTGGGTGTGGAGTCTGCCGCAGCAAAATCACAAGTACTTGATCGCTGCTGACGTTGCGCGGGGAGACGCTCGCGACAACACGTCGTTCGTTGGGATTGACATGACGACGGGAGAGATGGCCTTCGAGTATGTTGGAAAGATCTACCCCGATGGGTTGGCCGAGGTGTTGGATTCGTACGGACGCAAGTACAACACGGCTTTAGTTGTGGTTGAAGCGAACACGTTCGGCAACCACACGCTCATCGATCTTCGAAAGCTACGTTACCCGAACATCTTCTACCGCACCGCCCCAAAACACGCTGTGGAGAACCATTACCCAAGCGACAAAGACAAACACGGGTTCGACACCCAAACGGCAACACGACACGACGCGCTCATTCGCTTCGAAGACAGCATGCGTTGTCACGTTGTCACCCCTCGCTCAAGTCGCTTCTACGACGAGGTCCAGTCTTTCGTCTGGATCGATGAGAAACCACAAGCGAAGAAGGGTAAACACGACGACCTCGTCATGGCGATGGCGATCGCGTGCTGGGTGTACCGCACCTACTTCGAGGTGTATCGTCTCAGTTGCTGTGGACCCGACGGTCAGTTACGTGCCTCTGGTGTGAAACCGCTTTTCATGTACATGTCAAAGACGACAAAGACTTACAACCCAATCAAGCCAAACATTCTGCTCAGTCGTGACATCGATAAACAGCGTGACTCAAAGCTGCTTCTTGAAGAAAGACGTAAAAAATTGCCGTCTGGCGTCGAGCAGGAATTCGAAGAGTTCAAGTGGTTACGCAACTGAGGTCTGTCACTCAATAGTTACCACGAGATCCACATGGCAAACACCACTGAACAGAACGAGATGATCGAGCTTCGCCGCAGGGTTCGTGCCTGCATCAAAGAGACGGTTGGCACGCCCGGCGGCGCTGGGGTCGCTGGCGAGGTGATCTCCAACGAAACCGAGAAGCCGAAATCGTTGAACGTGTCGGTCAAACCCGATGCGACCATCCAATCCACGGTTGTCGACATCACGAAGTCGGCCGCGTACGGTCTTGAACGTTTGGAGCTGCTCAAGAAACGTGATTTCCCGACACATAGGTCGGCGAATGCAGTGAGCACAGCGCTTGACGCTCTCGAGATGATCTTCCAGGACATGCTCAAGAATCCGATGGGTTACCTTGACGAGGATCCGACCGAGAAGGTTGCAGAGTACGAGAAGTCGCTTGACTCTGAAGAGGCAATGCTCTCAAAGGGATCGCCGGCGGCCTTCTGAGTCGGCGTATCTTCTAGGTCAACATGGCTGATCGCAGAGGCAACCTTTTTGCACAGTTAACCCGACTCTTCAAATCTGGACCTATCGTCAAGAGGAAGGTCAAGTCGGCAAACACACGCATCGCACGCGCTGATCCCACTGGGATGAGCAGCGTCCTCCTTTTGTCGAAGACACAGGGAGTTGGGTTCAACGCGTCTCTCAACGGTCAATACGGCGTTCAAGAACGCCAGTCACGCTTGCAAGACTACAACGAGATGGACGCGTACGCGCTAGTCAACGCTGCACTTGACATCTACGCAGATGAGTCTGTGGCACAGGATGCTAACGGAAAGACGCTCCACATCCACTCTGACAACCCGGCCATCAAGGAGAACCTTGAAGAGTTGTTCTACAACACGCTCAACGCCGAGTTCAACCTACGGCCGTGGACACGCAATCTGTGTAAGTACGGTGACTTCTACCTGTACGTGGACGTTTCGCCTGAGTACGGAGTCATCAACGTCATCCCGATACCAGTGAACGATCTCAACCGTGAGGAAGGTTACGACACCGCCGATCCGTTGGCTGTTCGCTTCCGTTGGACGAGCCTTGGAAACAAAGTTCTTGAGAATTGGGAGGTCGCGCACTTCCGATTGCTTGGCAACGACATGTACCTTCCGTACGGATCCTCCATGGTTGACGGTGGTCGTAGGTCGTGGCGACAGCTCGTCATGATCGAGGATGCGATGCTGGTCTACCGTGTGACGCGCGCCGTCGACAGACGTGTCTTCTACGTTGACGTTGGTGGTGTTGCTCCTGATGAGATCGGCGCTTACATGGAAGCTGCCAAGATGAACATCAAAAGTCAGGCCATCGTCGATCAGGCGACTGGAAGAGTTGATCATCGATACGCTCCGCTCTCCATCGAAGAGGATTACTGGGTCGCGACACGTGGCGGAGAAACTGGCACAAAGATCGACACGCTTCCCGCGGGTACAAACGTCGCTCACGTTGAAGACGTCGAGTACATCAAGAAGCAGCTCATCGCAGCGCTTAAAGTGCCAGCTGCTTACCTTGGGTACAACGATGCTATCCCAGGCTCGTCTGGGCTCGCGCAGGTTGACATCCGTTTCTCACGCACGGTCAATATGATCCAGCGAACGATCGTCAGTGAACTCAACAAGATCGCGATGATCCACCTTTACGCAGCGGGTTTCCGTGGCGAGGATCTAACCGACTTCGAGCTTAGCCTGAGCAACCCATCGACCATCGCACAGCAACAGAAACTTGAACTACTTCGTTCACGTTTCGAGATCGCCGGCACAATGCCTATGAACGGTGAGACCCCGCTTATGAGCGAACGTTGGCTGTTCCGAAACGTCATTGGGTTGAATGATCAGGAGATCTTGCAGGTTCGACGTGAACGTCTAGATGACGTTCGTGCGTCTGGTGCGCTTGAAGCAGCTGGAGCTCTTTCAGGTGGTGCTGGTGGTGAGGCAGGCGGCGAAGCTGAAGTTGGTGCAGAGGCTTCGGCTGGTGGTGAAGAAGCTGGCGGAGCCGAGGCAGGCGCGGCAGCACCCGGGCTTGAGACCGCCGCGGATGACAACCGCGGGCAAGGAGACATTCTCACGGCGGTTGGATCACGTTTGAGAGAACAAGACGGCCCTGTCAAGATCTCGCCACACCTGAAGAACGCGATGTACAACCGTCGTCGCAACCTGAGACGGCGAGGGGATGGCTTCCCCAAGATCAACGACCGTGCGCTCAACGGTGACACAGCTGTGCCGTCTAACCCTGGTCTCAAAGAAGCGTTCGAGGATCTCTACGAGGAGACCATTGAGAGCATGCAAGGCGTGAACGTTGACGACAAAGACGAAAAGAAGATCTCGGTGTCTCCCACATTTGGCATGGTTGAACTTCGTATGCTGCATGGCCTTGCGGCTCACAAAGGCATGTCTGCGCCCGAAACAACTCAATGGAGGGCAAATACGCCTGCTCGCATGCTGTCTGAACACCATGTGTCTAAGCTCGTTGTGCACGAGGCTGAGCAACCGGAATTGTTTGAGCTCTACGACACTGAAGATGACGACTCGGAGCCGACTACTTAATGGCTATGACAGCGCGACGCCCCAACAAGAAGCGCAACTCTTTGCTTGCTTTCGAGTTCCTCACGAAAGAAGCATCGCGCCGAGTTGTGGCTGGTGACGATGAAGGCGCTGATCGTGTCATCACGCTCATCAAAGAATCGTTCGCGCCTGGCACCGAGCTACACCGTGAACTACGACTTGCACGTTCGCTCTGTGTCACGAGGGTGTCTTCATCGGCTGTCGCCGCACACATCCTCACAGAGGCGCGTGGCATCGTGAAATCCATCAACGCTTCAAAGCTTGATGTTGAGAAGACGATGCTCATCACACGCGTTGAACGCGAGATCGACCCCACGGGGATCGTCTACGAGGAGCAACTCGCGAATTACCGTCTTCTGTCAACGATCGGGACGCTCATCTCAGATTGGCGCACCGGCTCAGATGATTTGCAACGGATCGCCTCCTACGAAGATCAGCTCATGGAGCATCTCACAGCAGCTGTCGTGGTCCCTGACGCCATCGACGATCAAACCGAGCGCATGTCAGCCGGCGAGCGTCGTGCTCTCATCGCGATCATGTCCCGTAAGCTGGAAGAGAAGTGGGGCGCTGCTCTGACGAAAGACCAGAAGTCGTTGCTTCGCGAGTACGTGCTTGCAAAAGAACCTGCGTCGTTACTGCAACGTTTACGCTCGATCCAAACCTCAGCCGTCAAATGTCTTGATGAGTGTCGGGCTCTGTCTGACAAGACCGATTACTTCATGGAACGACTCGATGATTCGAAGCGCGCTGTCGCGACGCATACGATCGATGAAGTCAACGATGAGACCGTGGGCCTTGGCCTGCTCTACCTCAAGCTTATCGCCGAGGCGGCGGAAGAGGAATCGCGATGAACGAGAAGAAGCTACTCACCAGCTTCCTTCCTCTCGATGTTGACGTCAAGTCAATCAAAGAGAACAGGGAGATGAACGGCGGAAAGATCGTCTTGCGTGGCATCATGCAACGCGCTGACGCTGTCAACCAGAACGGCCGCATCTACCCACGTTCGGTTCTTGAACGTGAAGTTGAGAACTACCAAAAGTTCATTCGTGAGCGTCGTGCACTCGGCGAGCTCGACCACCCCACGGCGAGCGTCGTGAACCTGCAGAACGCTTCTCACCTTGTCACAGAGGTTCGCTGGGAAGCAGATGCAGTGATGGGTGTCATTGAGCTGCTCAACACCCCGATGGGTAAGATCGCGCAGAGCCTCGTTGAGGATGGTGTCAAGCTTGGCATCTCGTCTCGCGGCGTTGGCTCTACAAAGCCACACGGCGAGTACGACATGGTCGATGACGATTTCATGCTGCTATGCTTTGACCTAGTTTCGGAACCTTCAACATCTGGAGCGTTCATGCTGCGTGAAGGACGTGTGGTCGACCCTCGCACCTTCATGAACAAGTCCGATCGGATCGATCGTGTCTTGACTGACATCCTCCGTCACAAGAAGTGACGTGGACGAAAATGTTCGACCGTTCGCGGACAGGTGCTGCGGAGGGTACGGATCTACCCTAGAGATGCCTACCTAGACGACAAGGAACCCGATCTGCATGAGCCTTAACAACGTCCGCCCTGGATTCAACGCCGCAGCCGAGTACATGGTTTCTGGCATCCCTCACGTTCTTAGCGGGTCGGCAACCGGTTCGGCTGCTGGGACAAAGATCGAGTTCGATTACGTCTCACGTGCCATCACTGTTGCGAACAACGCGTCTGCTGGCACTGTGTTGCTCGTTGGTTTCACCAACAACGGCATCAACGGCACGAACTGCTTCCCGTTGGATGGCGGCAAGGTTCAACGTTTCGAGGTTCGTGTGCGTGACCTATGGCTCAAAGGCCAAGCTGGCACCAACGTCAACTTTGGTGTGCTTGCAGAACTCACAACCATCGAACGCATGTACGCGCTTCCCTTGACAGGATCTGCGGTGTCGCAGAACGAGCTCACCGGCTCGATCATCTGGCGCGGCGTCGGTTGATCAGGCTTGTACGTCATCCCGACCCTCGCCTGAAGCAACCTTGTCGTGAGGTCTCTCTGTCTGAACAAGGTGAACTTCGCGCGTTCGTTGACGGCATGCTGGATGTCATGTACACTAACGAAGGCGTTGGTCTAGCCGCTCCACAGGTGGGATGGAACGTTCGCGTGATCATCATCGATCCTTCAAATGGCGAAGATGATAAAGCATGTCGCGTCATGATCAACCCGGTGTTGGTCAACGTCTCGCCAGCTAACGAGGAGTGTATGGAAGGTTGTCTCTCTTTACCGGGCGAGCTTTACAACGTTGAAAGACCTTGTTTCGCGTTAGCACGATGGCAAGATCTTGAAGGGAAAAATCAAGAATCTTGGTTCTCTGGACCAGAGGCACGCATTTTTTTGCACGAACTTGATCACCTTTTGGGCAAGTTGATCAGTGATGTTGGAACGAGAGCTACACTTAAGCATCGTGAAGATCGGTAAACAAGAGCTCAAGGCTCTAATCAAAGAGTGTCTCGTGGAGTTGCTGGCCGAAGGGCTTGGATCGAACCTGACCGAGTCAGTCAAGTCCGTTTCGCGTCAGGTTGGCCCACGTAACCGCGACGCTGAACCGCTGCCCGGCTCGATGAGACCACAGCAGAACACAGTTCAACGTCAACGCTCTCCGCTTGATGAGAGAGTGATCCCTCGTCGCACGCCTGGCCCGCCACCTATTCCTGCAGAGATCAGTGCGATCACACGCGATCCGGTGATGGCTGCCATCTTCGCCGACACAGCTCAGACAACGTTGCAGGAGCAAGCGCGTGGCGTGATGCCAGGTGACATGGCTGCGCAAGCTGCTGCACGTGCCGCTCCCGAACAGATGTTCGATGAAGCGACGATGGACAAGTGGAACAAGGCTGCGTTCCAAACTTCACGTCCTGGGCCCACTGGCGTCCCGCAATCGTTCATACAAGACCTGCTCAAAGGTGACTGATGAGAGCAACTTCTGTCATGTCTCCACGAACCCAGTAGTTAACACGCGAGGCCCTACAAACCAATGAAGATTCGTTACAGCGTGCTCAAGAAGGTCGTTGTTGAGGAGATGATCAAGCTCGGTCTCCTTCCCTCTCTCACAGAAGCTGACGCAAAGAAGCTCAAGTCCGTCGAAGCCGAGAAGGGCGACGAGATCGAACCCGGCGACGAGGCAAACACTCTTGCTAAGAACGTCGACTTTGAGAAGGCTCTGAAGATCAAAGAAGCCAAGCTCCTTCGTGCGCTCGGCGAGACGCGTCAGCAGCTCAAGCGTTCGACCGCTCGTCGCAGCAAGTGATCTGAAGGGGAACGAAAATGGCAGGACAGGCAAAGTACACGAACTACGCTCCGATTCAGAAGGACCTTACTTCTGGGGGCAGCACTCCGCCTTCCATGGGTAAGGCAAACTACACCCTTCTCAACACGTTGTTCGGGACACGTCCTGATGCGATCCCTCTCACCAACAACGTGTCTGATCTCGAACCGATCATGAAAAGAGCAAACGATCTGCTCAACCCACCCGTCGCGGATACGTCTGCTGACCCTATGTGGTGGCCGAAGGGAGTCTACCTCAACTTCCTCAACCCTGCTGCTGGGATGTCTGCGCCTGACATACAGAATCTCGACATCAGCAAAGTTGGCGACGGTGGACCTTCAACGCCGTACACACCCAACCTCACGTCCACCGACACGACTGGCGCCGGCAAGACCGATCCCGTTGCTGCCTACGTGATGACGACTGCGGAAATCCAACCAACACTTGCGATCGGTGCGGACAATGGCACAGCCAACCCGTCCGTCACGTCGCTCAACATGTTCCAGGGCAACAAGCTCGGCACCTCGACGCTGCTCCCTGGCTTTCGTCCTGGTAGGACGCTTCCGGAGAGGTGATCAAAGTGCCGAACAAACCCAAGACCGTGTACGACGAGGCGATCGCCGACGTCAAGAAGCTCAAGGAGCTTGCGGAGTCACGCGCTCGTGACGCCGTCCTGCTGAGGGTAGAGCCACAGCTCAAGCGTCTCGTCGAACAACACCTCTTCAACGAGGGTGGTGACGAAGAGGATTGCGATCATGATTTCGAAGATGGTGACATCTGCTCGAAGTGTGATCAAATGAAGGAGTCCAGCGGAGTCGCCGCCGTTCAAGGCAGCATGTCTCCTCCCGTGGACGAAGACGATCGTCAGTACGAAGTCGACGAAAGCGCTGAGTCGCCACTCGCTCAGCTTGCCGACTTCACACATCCAGTGACAGACGATCGTTTCGCGGTCGATGTCTACCGTCTGCAAGAGGATATTCAACGCCTTGTGGTTGCAGATCGCAAAGAAAAGATGTCGAAGCCTTTCTCCACACAGCTGGAAGAGGCAATCTCTAAACTTGAAGATATGTACGCTTATCTCAGGGAGTCATATACCGGCATTGACCGGGACGCCATTGAGATCAAGCTGGAAAAAGGTTACGGCTTGGTAAACGCCGTCAAGGAGTCAACAATGAAGATGCGTGATTTGCTCAACGAGGAAGATCTGACCGTGAAGATCAATAATCTTCCTGATGGGGTCGACCCCGACGCGATCACGATCGACGTCGTCTCTGATGAGCCCGAGGCCGAACTCGGTGCAGACGCTGGTGGCGCTCCGGCAGAAGCTGGCGCTCCTCCCTTCCCTCAGGCTGAGGGTGACATGAACGAGGACGACGTTCTTGAGATCTCCGAGTCTGACCTTCGGGCTGAGCTCTCTCGCCTTCGCAACCTCCGTGAGGGTGATGCCACTCCTCCGGCGACCAAGGGTCACGGTCCTGACAGCACGCTCGACAACTTCGGCGACGCCGACTCCGAGGGCGACGCCTTCGAGAACCCAGACGACGAGCTTGACCTCGTCGAAGGCGATGACGAGCCAGTCACTGCAGACGAGCCTAAGAGCACACAGGAATCCGTTCGCAAGCGCCTCGCTCGCGCCGCGAAGCGCCTCTCTGAGGCTCGCGGCACCGACCGTGAGGACTTCGCAAAAGCCATGTATCGTAGCGCTGTCAAGGCCTACCGTCAGACCCGCTCCCTCGTGGAGTCCAACAAGAACTCTGCTCCTGCCGCCAAGAATGCGACAGGGAGCAAGCAGCTCGCCCAGGCGAACGGCAAGGTCAACTCGTTGACCAAGCAGCTCGTCGAAGCGCAGCTTCTCAACGCCAAACTGATCCACGCGAATAAGCTCCTGAGGCTCGAGGGTCTCACCAAGGCACAACAGGCCATGGTGATCGACAGGCTCGACGAGGCTCGGAACTTGCGAGAGGTGAGGCTCATCAGCGAGAACATCAAGGCTGTCCTCGCTGGCAGCAAGGGCTCGGTCAACGAGTCCGCCTCGCGGCGCCCTTCGGGCTCCGCTTCCCGTCCGAGCCAATCCGGCACGGCGTCTGCACAGACCCTCACTGAGGGCCTCCAGACGGCGCGTTGGGCGACGCTCGCCGGCATCAAGTGATCAAGAAACGTTGAACCAGGAAAGAACAACATGAAGAATTTCAATAGCTCGGTCCTCTTTGAGGGCATTCGCGAGCGACACATGGGCACCGAGCGCAAGCGCTTGGTCGAGAAGTGGATGAAGACCGGCCTGCTCCGCGGTCTCGACGGCCAACGACGCGAGGACATGTCGCAGCTCCTGGAAAACCAGGCTGCCCAGGTTCTTCGTGAGTCGAATGCTCTCTCCACCGGCGGTGGTGGTCTCTCTTCGAGCGGCCAGATCCAGGGCTTCTCGACGATCGCGTTCCCGATCGTTCGTCGCGTGTTCGGTGGCCTCGTCGCCAACGAGCTCGTCTCGGTCCAGCCGATGGCGCTCCCCGCGGGCCTCATCTTCTACCTTGACTACACGTACGGTTCGAACAACGGCGGCGACGCTGGGTTTGGGCTCTCCTCGGCCGCGACGCAGTCCACGTACACGCGTGGCACGTCGATCTACGGAAACCCGGTCGGCAAGGGCATCCAGTCCGGCTCGGTTGAAGCGGGCGGCATGTACGACCTCGTCGGCAGCGGGTACTCGAAGGTCCACCAGGCCTCGAGCGCGCTCTCGATGTCCAACGACAACATCGGCGCGTTCACTGGCGCGTCCAACGCTTGGTCCGTCGGCGGCCGCGTTCAGACGGTCACGTCCTTCACCGGTTCGAACGCGCGTTTCGCGAACTTCGACCCACAGGTTGAGGCAGACCTCTCGCAGAACGTGCTGGACTTCCAGCTCATTCACGTTCCCGTCTCGTCGTTCACAACGAACCTCGCGAACGCGGACATGCTCGCGGTTGATCAGATCGCCGTCTTCGGCTTCGGCGCTGGCCACGTTGGCGGCGCGGTAGCCTGGGGTTCGGCGTACCAGGCAGGCACCGGCGTGCTCAACCTTCGTCGCGCAAACAAGCGCGGTAACTGGGACGGCACGACCTTCACGCCGAGCCCGCTCAACGGTGATCACGTCCAGTTCCTCGTCCGCCTCTCCAATGGCGGCGCGTCGGTCTCTGGTTCGGTCGCTGCCAACCTCAAGTTGACCTGCTCTGTCGCGATCGTCGATAAGCTCACGGTCGACGGCAACACGGCTGCTACCCTCGTGCTCCCGTCCTTTGAAACGGACTTCAGCGCGTCGGGTTCGCCCAGCATCCCCGAGATCGACATCAAGATCGAGTCCATCGCCATCACCGCTGAGAGCCGCAAGCTCAAGGCCAAGTGGTCGCCGGAGCTCGCTCAGGACCTCAACGCGTACCACTCGATGGACGCCGAGGTCGAGCTGACGAGCATCCTCTCGCAGCAGATTGCCCTCGAGATCGACCGTGAAGTCCTCGTCGACCTGCTCACGCAGGCCTCCGGCGCGAACCTCTACTGGTCTCGCGCGCCCGGTCGCTTCGTGAACAAGCTCACGGGTGACCCCGTCAACCTCGCCTCGAGCCTCTCGATCGGCCCCGCCTTCACCGGCACGGTCCGTGAGTGGTACGAGACCCTCGTCGAGACCATCATCGACGTTGCGAACACCATCCACCGCAAGACCCTTCGTGGCGCTGCGAACTTCATGGTGTGCGGTCCCGACGTCGCGACCATCCTCGAGGCTTCGGCGATGTATCGCACGAAGGTCTCGATCGACGGTGACGGCCAGGCGGCTTCGGTGTTCTCGATTGGCTGCGAGGCAGTTGGCACTCTGACCAACCGCTTCACGGTCTACAAGGACCCCTACTTCCCACGCTCCAAGGTGCTCGTCGGCTTCAAGGGCGGCAGCTACCTCGAGACCGGGTTCGTGTACGCTCCGTACGTCCCACTCATCGTCACACAGACGATCTACAACCCTGAGGACTTCTCGCCACGCCGCGGTGTCATGACCCGGTACGGCAAGAAGATGGTTCGGTCCGACTTCTACGGTACCGTCTCCCTCATGGACATGTCGATCATCTGATCGTGAGCCGCTAGGCAACTAGCGATTCAAGACTGAGAGCCACCGAAAGGTGGCTTTCGTCGTTTAAGCGACAGAGATGTAGAATCAAAACGTGAATCCTATCGCTGTGTTCTACTACCGATACGATGAAGCAGAGATCAAGATCATGTTTGAGACAGGGTTCCTGTGGATCACAGACACAACACACTGGGTGTCGTACGATCAATACTCACAGGCACACACGCTTGTCGCAACGCTTGATTACCACCGTGTTGCTTCCAACTGGATCGAACTCCTTTAGAGCAACATTGAAGAGCTAACGTAAGTTTGCATCGATGTATGATCCGTCATTGATATGAAACCTATCATCTTCTGGTCGCTGCGGTCGTTCAACAACGACCTCGTCGCGTACCGTTTCGTGTTTGAGGACAGCTACGTCTGCTTCAACGCGACGACCGGAGCGTCACGTGAGCTGTTGTTCACCGACTCTGTGAATAGAGCTTCCACCATCGCAATGTACCGCTTTGACCCCGAGCATTGGAACGAGATGCCGCGATGATCTCGGGCGGTGCGTTATTCATCTCCAGAAACATCGACTACCCGCAGTCACGTTACATTTACGCAGACGGCATGATCGACGTGTACGATGGCGTCGCGGAATTCTCTCCGTTGACAGCGCTCCAGGTACTGGAGTACATTGAGGCGCACCTGTTGATGTTCGAATGGTGGGAGCTGGTTGAGTGACGAAGAGTTCACGTCTCAGCCTACAACGGTAGGTTCAACGTATGTCCACCTTCGCTGTGATCCAAGCAGAGTCATCATCCGTAAGCAACGAGGAGCATCCTACGTTGCAGGGTTCTGCGCTCACGAAACTGTGGAGCTCCGCTGCTCTGACTTTGTCACGTAAGCTCGTGGAATGCGCACGCCTGAAGCGACGCTGCCCCGACATCTTCGATCCAGAGAGCGCTGAGGTTGCCTTTCGCATGGCGAAGGAGCTGCTGAACATCTCGCGGGTGCTCGACACGCTCGACAACCT